ATGATTTATTCATTGCTTTACCCACGAATAAATCGAGACGGACATACTAGAGACAAGCCTATATATTGTGTTAAAAATGATATTGTTACCGAAGTAAAGATAGATGAAGAAATTAATTGTGATGAGGTTAAATGGGAAATTCAGTTCTTCCCTTTAGACAAGGCAGGTGTGGATGTTTATGAGCAAAAAATATCTATTCTTCAGATGATAATTGGTTCATATTTACGGAATGGAATGATTTATATAGAGTAAAAGGAGATTATTTGAGTAGAATTTGTGTAGAGGAACCATTAGTGAAGTGTTATGAAATCCCCAATCTTGATTCTGCTCCTCTCATTATCACTTATGGATTAATATCGAAAAATATAAAGTTAAATAATGAAGAAATGATTGAAATTAGTACTGATTATCCGAACTTGCTTGATAAGGAAGAGGTTAATATCTGGTTACCTACTTTAAGGGAACAAATATCCTTTTTATTAGGTGTTTTTATTGAGCGTAAAAAAGGTAACTTTCATTTTGTTTGGCTAAGGAAGGATAAAGTTCTGGGAGTTTATCAGGAGCTTCTGGATATAATATATATTTATCTAATATCTTGGTTGATGAAAACAAAATAACTAGTAATTCATATAAACATCTTTTAAAAGTTTCGGCGCACTAATTAGTTCATTTTTTATCTCCTTTTAATAGCCAGATATGGATAAGTGAAAGTATTGCAGAGTATTTATCAATATTATCTCTAAAGGGTACTGAATATGAAATTGACAAGCCTATAAACCGAAAGGCGTTGGCTCCATTAATAAGAGATGTGGGATTATATAAAGCAAATAAGCTTGTAACAATTGAAAAAATACAATTACTACCCTGTCTTCTATACTAAAGGTGTTAATTTTTGGAATGAACTAGATAAAAAGTTATTGAATAACGGTGTGTCTTTAATTGAACTTTTTCCTTATCTTAGTGGTAATAATGAAGATGGTTTACCAACTATTTTTATAGATAAAGTAGTAAGCATAATCGGAGAGGTAGAATGGAATAATCTTGAAAAAATACCTTATTTAATAGCTAGTCTCAACAGGTGTTGTCAAGTTAAATCAACACCTGTTGAAATAAATATAAATAACTTCATCGCAATACTCTAATATAGAATAGGAAAATTGAATCGCCATTGTCCGTCTACAAGAGGTTTGGTTGCTTAAATAGATGGAACTAAATCAAGAAGCTACGATCTTATCGGCTACACTAATCACTCCTCGTCGCCTCATGTCTAGACCTCGTCACAAAAAAACTAACTGGAAGCAAAACAAACAAAGCAAGCGTGGTTGACCACTCTGATTTCGCGACTTAGCCATTATTACCACCTCCATCTGATTAAATTTTAACAGTGACAACAATCCTGCCAGAGGGGGCTAACATGACGTTACCGAACGTATAAATGCACCTGGCTATGGTTCATGTCTGTTTTTTGGAATAGATATACAAATGTGAAATTAGATAGAAATTGTGAAAGATTTTGGGAGTTCCCGTGCAGCGCTGTTCCAGTTTCTTCTGATTGTAAAAGTTTTGCAGCTCTTCATCCTTTTACTTCCCAAACTAGCTAATATGTGTGTTGGTTTACATTGATCGCATAAGGTTAATTAAGTCAAGATGTGGCTTCTAGAACATTGGCAGTCAGCCTACTCTGGCACGTTTTGGGGCATAAATGAGCTAGAGTAACCTGTTATATCTGAACCCAAGCCCCCTACTTTCATGCAATATTATTATCTAAATTGAAGCTAGGGCAGTCAGGTTGGCTATGATATTACGACATCCAACCTGTATTACGGTTAGTCTCTAAACTTGAGTTGTTCTCCAACAACTTGGATGTTGAACATATCAACTTGTTCTGAGATTTGATTTACTTTGTGCTTGTCGATACCTTCTAGCTCACCTTCATCAGGCCAGTTAAAAGCGCCCAACACGGTAAGTGTCTCATTCAGTTTTGCATGTTTTCCTTTATCGACCAAACGTTCTAGCTCTAACGATTCTTGCTCAGAGCACGCTTGTAGCTTCACGTTGTTAATATAGAGGACAACCTTTACCTTGTCCTCTTTAGATAACGAGTCAAACCATTCGTTACGAGGAAACAACTCTTTGCTTTGCTTTTCTTTAGCGATGCATTTTTCTCTCTGAATAATCCAGTTAAGAGTAGCCTCTTTAGTCTGTTTATCCATATGGAATTTTGTTACCCAATCCATATTTATGGATTCCGCTACAGCATTGGAGCTACTAAAGAGAACAAGGGATAACAATCCAATAAATTTATAATGACGCATTAGATACACACTTCCAAAACTTTTGTTCTTCACCGCTAGTTTGCCAAGTCATTGGCTCCGCAACCTGATAAATTCGACTACGAGTAACGGCGCTTGTGGCCAACATTGCATCACCAAACGTTTCCCAGTCATACTCTCGAATGGTGACCAGTTTTTCGAATGGACTGGAGGTGACACTGGGTGTTCCAAAAACAGCATAAAAAGGAGTTGCCGCTAGTACACCTGACAAAAGATTGCCACTTTCCATGATGCTTTTTATATCCCCTATAGCTCCCTTACTTTTACGACTAAGAGCCATATCTTTTACATCACAATACCCCAAAGATGCCATTTACTTTTCCTGCCACTTTAAAAGACTACTTGTATCATACTGTTTTTAATAGCTTTTATTAATATGCTGATGACGAAAAAGTTAATATCACTATAAAAAAGTGCACTTTGGGTTGTTTTATTGATAATACAACGTCCGCGATATCGATAGACAGAGAGCAGCATTCTCTGAGTGACAAGTCATGTCTTTAGCTCGAATTGTACAGCACTCGCATAGCACAGCGATACGCTATCTCTTTACGTTATTTTTTTGGGGAAGCCGATACCAGTTAGGGTAAAGCCAGAACCAATTCCTCAATACGCAACTAGGGACCTTAAAGCTTAATGTTTTATCTATTACATGCCGAGAGTGGTGCGTCATTTTCTGAAAGTGGAGTAAGTTTAAGTACTTAGCAAAATGACGTTTGAGGACGAACGGTAGTAAGGAAACAGTAGCGGTTTGAGCCGTTGGGCATTTTCTTTTCTAACTTACCGTCTTTAGTCAGTTGGTTGAGAGCTTTACCTGTACTTTCCTCTAAATAGTCGTTTAAAGTTGCCTTTATCTACATATTTGGATGACTCTTGCGACAGTTAGCGCCTTGATTGAAGGTGTTGGTTATCTTCTTCTTAATGGGTATGCACAAATCCTTTGTGTAGCGTATATGTAGCAAAATAATTGTACATACACACATACCCATGAACAACAAAGCACAAACAACATACATATAAGTACATTTTTTATGTGAGTATTCGCTCATTCTTGTTCATTGCTGTTTACTGTAGGTTTTTGCCCATTCCCGCTGTTAAGGTGTAAGAAACGCATTACCGAAGTCGCCGTATACCACCCTAAACACCAAACACAACGCAATAGGCTTGTTTATAGAGTTTCTAAAAAAGAGCCGCCTCTCCGGCGACTCTTTTCAGTCATATAATGATTACCTATTCGTCATTATTGTATTGTTCTACCAGCTCTTCATCATAAACTTTAAGGAGTTGTAACACTCAACACTAGAGGGTAGAGCCAATACATGACAGTGGTTGTGATAAGAAAATACTTAGGATCTGCTTTAACCCACTTAGAAAGAACATAGATAATGAACGCTGACAAAACATCAAAAAAATGAGGCCCTCGGAAGTCAAATATGATGTTCACTACAATTAAACTGATTATTATGCAGCCATATAATAATCGTTCTTTGTTTCCTTTTAACAGAGTAAAGCAAAGCACCAAGTATGATGCGACTGCCAACGTCCAGATTAAATATGACAACTGCTACACGCTCCACCAGCAGAGACACCTAAAGCACCACCTGCAACTACTCCAAACTGACCAGCCCCCATCAATGGACCCAATGCTCCACCAAGCGCTCCTGAGAATGCTCCAATAACAATAGGTCTAAGGCCAGCGCTAGGGTTCGAAGCTACAACTCCCATTCCGCCCAAGATTGCTCCACCAATAGCACTAGGAATCCAAACGGCTAAAGGTACAATCCTTTGATTCACGTTTGCTTTTTTACCACCATAATCACGAGCTACAACGATGCCTCGTTCTTCTTTACTAACTACAGCGCCTTTAGAATTTGCGACTACAAGCCTACCTGTAGTAATTACATACTCATTTGGATAAACAATATGAGTAGAGTCTTTTAAGCTAACCACCTCAACGGGGTTTGACGATAGATTAACAAACGTGACCTGAGCATCTTCTGTTTCAATGCAGTATGGACGTTCATCAGGGATTTTATGGTGCTCTTTTACCTTTACAACATTACAAAGAGGCGGATATGAAGCCATTGCGAGAGTTGGTGTAATAGTGGAAAACAGGAAGAAAAATATCAAAGTATATATACGCATAACACAGCCCTTACAACTTAACTGACTTTAATGTAAATGATAATGATTTTTAATCGCGCGCAATTTACTTAAGAGCTCATGAGATGTATGTGACAAGCGTCGCATTTATATGCATCTCTTTGGTTATTTAGGCTTAATAGCGTCGAGGTGTATAATTTGCGTTCAAATCAGCCCTAGTCCACCCCATCCTTAAAACGCCACTCCAATTTTGGAGTGTGCATGACATTACAGACTAGCCGAAAGCAAGTGCCAGCCAGTGCAAAGCGCCTTAGCAGACTTGCGCCTAACTGGTCATACGCGAACAGCATTCTTAGCTTTGGTTGCGGTAAATTTCCCGACCTAACAGAAGAATACCTTACCAACTACCACAAGCAGAGCATGACGGTCACTCACTATGACCCGAACTCGAAAGCGAAAGGCGTAGTAAACAATATTGCCGAAATTGACAGCTCAAAACGCCGTTTTTGCGTCATGTTATGCGCGGACGTACTTAACATGTGCAAAGATCTCGATGCAGCGATCGCAGACATGGCCAAGATTGATTTTGATTGCGCGGTCATTCAAATCTATGAGGGCAACCGATCCGGTAAAGGCCGTAAAACGCGAGACGGCTACCAACGCAATGAGCCTGTATCGGCTTACCTACCTATCCTAACGAGCAACTTCCACAAGTTCGATGTGACCTTACACCGAAGCGATAAGTGCATCACTATCGTTAAAGGCCGTAAGTATTACTAGCTGGACGATTTGGAGGACTAATCATGCAACTGGATGAGACGTTCTTTGAAATTCCATGCGATGTAGTGACATTCGATGGCAAGGTAGAACACACAGAGCTAACCGACATTGACCGTGCGGTAGCTGCCTTTTTCCAGAACGTGCTTGATTCCTTAGTTGTGACTGACACTAAACGGCGAGAGAACAGTGAGTTTTCTCGCTTTGTTGGCCGTGATAAGTCGAGAAAGATTTACTACGGCAACTTTAACGATCCAGTGTCATTCCTATCTAAGTTAACGGCAAAGTTGGGCGACAAGGTGAAAGCAAACCGTAATGAGCTTTTACCTGTTTGCTACATCACGCGCGATCCGGTGATTGGGTTTGTTGATGGCGCGGAGTACGTCGATATTGCTGACTATGGCGAACTGGCCAATGAACAAGGCCAGCCTTATGCCGTGATTAATAAGTCCTTTGTCGCGCTTACCTACCGCATTAATGCCCTAGCTTGGAACCAGTCTACCCTTAGCCGCCTAGCGCTAGGTTTAATGGTTTGGCTACGTCATACCAAGGGCAAGCGTAAGCATGTATTCAGAGCGAAAACCATGCTCGCGGGTACTGAAATGGAAATCAGCATCGAGATACGTGGCCGTAAAGATGCGATGACCGACCCCGCCGAAGTAGACCATGAAAATACTCGCCTGTTTGCTTCCTCAATCTCTTTTGAAGTGATTGCAGAAGTTTATGAGGCCGAGTCGATCACTGTCCGTCAGGGCGCGATTGGTATGGGAGGCCGAGTCATTGAGTAATAAAGAATACTTTCTCGCCCAAAAAGTTGTCACCAACGAAAATGACATCCCTATCGAGCACATTCATTCGTTTACCTACATTGAGTGTGCTTCGATGGACGGCAACAAGCTGGTTATGGAAATCATGGATCAGGCTGCCGTTTATCGGGATGACTACGGGATTAAGCGCGGTTCAGAGATCGAGGTCACGATGGCCGATGTGAACGAGCGAGGCGATCAGGTTTGGATTGAAAAATTCATTGTGGCCAAGTCCACCAGCGCTGACGGTATGCTTACCGTTCAAGCATTCCAAAAGGATGCGCACCTACTTAAAGAGCCAGTCACAACGCCTCGATTCTTTGTTGAAATGCAGCCTAAAGACATTCTGGCCGAGCTGTTACCCGAGCTAAAAATCGAATGTGACAGCTTTGAGCGTGGCGCTACGTACCATTTAAATGCTGGTGGTACTAAGTCTCGCTTAATTCGAACAATGGCCAGAGATTACGGCTCAGTGGCGTTTATCTGCCGTGGTGTTATGCACTTTAAGTCGCTCAAGAACATGGATATGAGCGAGCAATTCAAGCTGGAACAGTCGAATCCAGAGGAAGCAGAGCACAGCATTGCAAACTACTCCATTATCGGAGAGGAAGCCCTGTTTGAGCGCGTTCTTAACCGTAACTATGCCTCTTGGGATACCGTCGAGGGCTTCCAAGACGGTAAACGTTCGGGCGCTATGGTTATGGTTAGCGTTCCACAAGCCAAGGCGCTGAATAATCAACACATGGCCATCATCCCTATTTTGGATGTGGAACTTACCGGAAATACTGCCTTTACGCCTCTTTCGGTGTGCTCAGTGCTATTCCATAAACGGCTACCCGCTACCGAGCTGGATGAGTCCATGCCAGAGAAACAAATCATGAACCGTGTCGCCCATTGCCAACGTGGGAACCGGTATCAGTGTCGTATCGAGTTGGGAGTCAGAAACCTATGAGCGATTCGTCAGAGAACAGAACACGCACCAACGTCACTAACCGCTTGTTTGGTAGCTATCAGGCCGAGGTGGTAAATACCGTCCATCCGAAAGGCTTGTACATGGTATCCGTTCGCTTGCTTGGTTATTGGGATGCAATTCCCGATAAGGATTTACCTTTTGCCGAGTTTCTACTGCCATTGGGCGCAAAACCGAGTGGTGGCCATGCAGTGCCAGTGGAAAAAGGGGATCTGGTTTGGGTGGATTTTCCTCGTAATGGCGATACCCGTTATCCCCGTATTACCGGATCGCTTTACTACGCGCCTAACTATGAGTCGTACCTACCAAGCGAGGTGAACGGAGAAGCCTATCAGCCTAAACGAGCCGAGGGTGAACCCGAGCCACCAGCCTATGACCGCAAAGATGCGCTCTTTGTGCGATTTGGTTTGCGCGAGCTCATCACGCATCAAGGCGGCTACTCAGTAACGCATACCCAAAGCGGCACGGCCATTGAAATCACACCAGATGGCCAATGTGTTATTCACGTCGAGGGCAATGCGTTTCGCAGCTCAACAGGGAACACATTGGAGCAAATCGGAGGCGCACTAACTATCAAAGTGAAAGGCGATGCGAACATCGAAGCGGGTGGTAATGCAACCGTAAAAGCTTCCGGTAAAGCCAACCTAGAGGGCAATGAAGTGACCATTAAAGCGAGTGGTAACGTCAATATCGATGCTGGTGGCCAGTTCGCTGTTAAGGCTGCCGCAGCTCCATTTACATTAGGGTAATGCACTATGCCAGCCGTAGGAATTGTAGGGAGTGTGGATAGTGGTCATGGTGGCTTTAGTCCAGGTGTTTTTGTTTCTGGCCAGCCACTACTGACCGTGAATGGAATCAATGTATTAGGTACGGGTGATATATCCGTCATGCACGTAAAACCAGATAACCCGCCGCACGTAAGCGTTATTACTGGTAGTTCAAAACTTACTGTTAATGGCGTTCCGGTCGCCGTGGTAGGCGATGCCCTTGGGTGTGGCGCTACGCTGGTAAACGGTAACGACTTGATGACGATTGATTGAGGCAATTTGATGTTAGACACACAAGAACAAATCGAACAGTTTCGCCAGTTTTTAGACGTAGGCGGCCTTAAGGAAGCGGAGAACCTTACCCGAGGCAAATCCCTTAAGGTGAAGTGTGAAAGTTTGTCAGGGAAGCTATCAGGCTGCGTGAGCGAGGATATTGAGGACTACCAAGGCGCATCGCAGTTAGTGGTAACGCTTAAGGGTTTGAATGACTCAGTGAGCGCAACGGTGGCCACGTTAACGCAATGGAATGAGCACCTAGTGTTGACCACCGATCCAACCGACCTCGAACAAGTGTCTATTGGTGTGAACATCAAACACAAGGTTGATGGTACAGAGGACAACGTACCCGCTCCGAGTATCTTGCCAATTACCAGCAAGGAAGAACTGAAAGCGCTTGAGGCAGTGATCAATGGTCTTTCCGGCCATGTGGATGCAGCCGTATTTCTTATGGCGCAAATCAATACTGCATTAACGCCACCAACAAGCGGTAGTGAGTCAGATAACGGTGCAACCTTACCGCCACCAGACTTGCCGCCGGAACTAGAAAGCCAAGCGAATGCGCTAAACGAGATCATGGCTCCCCTTGCTGGTGGCGTGACCAGCTCAAGCACGGTGATTGACGCAATGATCATTGCGTCGAAAGAGGAACGCACCTTAGCGTTAGGCTACTTCACTAAGGCGATTTCATTTACCATTTGTAGCAACCAGACGAAAAAAAAGAGCATCAAAGACGCGACAGCAGAGGTATTTAGACTGTAGAATGTTTTTGTTTCTAATCCCTTTCCTATTCGCACTAGAAAAAAGACAAAATGAGTTATTCAGTTTATTTAAACGCATATGAACTATGCGGATTAATGTCGCTTATCATCGTACTAGCAATTAACCTATTTAGAGCTCGAAACAAGCTTAAATCCACCAAGGCACGACTATCCTTTGTGATACGCAAAAGCCTCAGTGTTGAGGGAGAATACATGTACGATGGGTGCAGAATGAACGTGATATTTGATGCGGTGCGATACAGCGGAAATCAGTTTTACTTGATGCGTAAAGATCAGGTGATGGCCAGCTTCCACGTAGAACCCTATCGAGTTAATCCTGTTTTTGATTACTTCAAATCAAACAAGATAGAGCCCGTTCAAAACCGACCATAATCCAAGCAAAGCCAGCGTTCGCGCTGGTTTTTTTCTAAATTGCAGGCAAAAAAAAGCCGCGAGGTAAGTGTTCGCGGCGCAAGAAGCTATTACAAAGGTTAAAAATGAAGTTTCAACGTTAGTTGACACCAGTCGATTGGGATGCCGATCTGGTAAAGAAAATATATTTCTTATTCCGAACATAGTCAACACCTAAGTACATATTAGTTAAGATAAGTTTTGGAATTTATAAAATGAAAAAAGTCTGTATTGTTGTTGGACATAGTTTTAAAGATGGCGGCGCTTACAACAAAACATTCGGAATGAATGAGTATGACTATAATCATCCCCTAGCCAGCTTATTGGCCGCCGAGCTACATAAGCGAGACATTCTTCCAGTGATCATGTATCGAGACACCTACTCACGGATGATCGGTGATGTGAACGAATCGGGCGCTGACTATGCCATCGAGTTACATTGTAACAGCGTGGCCAATAAGTCAGTTCAAGGTTCAGAGACATTGCATTGGCATAAGTCGGACAAGAGTCAAGCACTTGCTCAGCGCCTACAAAAAGCGGTGGCTGGGCTTATCGGACAGCGTGATCGTGGCCTTAAGCCTATCTCGAACACTGGTACTGATACTCGCGGTTGGCGTTTCTTGATGAAAACCAAAATGCCAGCCGTGATTTTGGAGCCGTTCTTTTTGTCTAACGACGAGTCGTTACAAAAGGGATTGGAACTGCGCGAAAAGCTAGCCGTAGCACTGGCAGAAGCGTTCGCAGAACACATTAAAGAGAGCAACTAATGATGGGACTAGCAAAAGTGTTTACAAGTAGTCTATTTAAGAGCGCCACCAGCGAGAAAGTAGGTGGCATTATCCACGAACTGACCGAGTTTGGTGATCGTGTGTTTACCAGTGACGAAGAACGCAAAGAGTTTGCCTACAAACTGGCAGAGCTTGAAGCGGCCAGCTCTAACACATTGGTACGTACTGGACGCGCCGCTATGATGTGGAGCATCGCGCTGGTGGTCGTTTATCAACTCATTGTTCGTGACTTTTTGGCCGTTTTCTATGGGGTTGAGCTTCCAAGCTTAGAGACTGACACACAAGAGCTACTAAGCAACGTGTTCGGCTTTTTGGCAGGAACCCTATAACAACTGAAAATTTTTTAAATTTTTTTTAGATGCCCTTTCCTATCCCCTTTTCTCTCAACAAAAACACACGATCAACGACATAGAAATCCCCTGTCGTTACCATTCCCACAAAAGCGCACAAAAAGAAATAAATTCATTATATAACAATAAATTAAACGAACTTTTACCCCTGTTTTTTTCGCAATAAATCTTAATTACTATCCGAAATTGAGCGAATTTTTACCGCTTTTCTCCGGCTTAACCATTCCGAACACAATCAATTAATAATTAAGGTTTATTTACATGGCAGATAAACGTTCTAACTTCAACAAACGCATTGAGGCGATTCATTTAGGCGCTCAAGCAATGCGTAATCTGTGCATCGAATCCCAATTCGATTCACAAACAGGCATGTTTCTAACTGACGACAATTCTCGTGGCGCGGCTATTTTGTCAGCCATTGCGAATGAGCCTATGTTCGAGTCAGTGTCTCAAGAAACAGCGGTTAGCATCGTATCAGGCATGCAGTCTGCGGTGCGTGAATACGAAAAGACTTACGGCCACCTACCTAGTGATGAACTAATGGCATCAGCTCACGCAACTATGCGTAACATGATGACGCTAGAGGGTGCTAAGCGTGATGGCTCAACAGGCGCAATGATGCTTGAGTCTATCGGTCAATCTCTATCAACATCTGAGGGTGTTGAAATTCGTGCGAAGATGGTTGGCCTAGTGCTTCCTGTTCTTCTTGAGACAGCAACACTTGACGCTGTAACCATGATCCCAGCGGGTGCGAACGAAGTTGAGATCTTCAAAGTTTACCGCCGCACTGGCTCAAATTTTGGTGACTTCGCAGCGGGTACTGAAATCGACCAAGCAACGGTTGGCCAATACTCGTCTATGCGTCAGCGCTACAAGTTTGTCTCTGAACAGCAACCAGACGGCACTAAGACAACTCACGTCTTTGACTCTAAGACTGACCTACAACACACCAAGTTTGAAATCCCATTCACGAAGACATCTGTTTCCCTATTTATTAACCATAAACGAGTGGCTCGCGACCTAGACAGCAACGGTAGTCAAATAATGACAGGTACTCACAATGGTATGGTTATTAACTGTCAGATAGACCATGCAAAAGGCAAAGTTACCGTCACTCCAACATCAGCCCTACCAGCAGGGACGATTCTGCACATCGAGTTCGAAGTAGACATTGAAAGACGCCCTGACCTGATCCCAACTATCGATCACGACATGGACTCTCGCACACTGCGCCCACGTCAAAACGCAATCGCAGCAGACGCGACTATTCAAGCGATGTTCACAATGCAACGCGAGTTTGGCCAAGATCTGAAATCTCTACAGATGAGCCACATGCGCAACACATTGGCATCGGAAAAAGCGACTCGCCACCTAGTAGATATGGACTTTGCTTGTACGCGCGAAGAAACATTCAATATCTACGTATCGGCTGGTGAAGATTGGCGTCTACATCGTGAACGTCTAAACGAAGTTCTTCTAAACGTTTCTACGAAGATCCTACAAGCGACTCGCACAACTGGCATGACAGGTATCTTTGCTGGTACTGGCGCGTCAACAATCCTTAAGTCACTAGGTGCTCCATATTTCGTAGCTCCGGCTAACTATCAACAGAAAAACGCTATCCACTACGCAGGTAAGTTGTTCGGCATGTGGAAAGTGTTCGAGTGTCCGGTAGTGATCGGTACGAACGACATGCTTTGTTACGGTCGCGGTTCTTCTCACTCAGAAGCGGGCTACGTAGCAGGTGATGCAATCGCAGCAACCATGTACACGCATCCAATCGGTAAAGGTCTAGTAGCGTCTAACACGCTATACGAACTGGCCTACGGCGAAATCCATCCATTCGACGGAGAAGACTACTTCTACCGCGTGAAACTTATCGATGAAGCTCCTGTAGCAGCAGCGGCATAAGGCAAGTAAGCGGCAGTCTTACGGGCTGCCGCTCTTGGGGGATTCGATGAAAGAAACGATCGTTTTAATCACCAACCACACACCAAAGGAAATCACGGTTCAGGGTCGCGTTATGCCGCCACTGGCCAAAGATTTCCCTCTCTCAGTTTTCAACGTGAACCGCTTCAAACACGAAGTGGAATCGGCCTATCCAAACGGCCTCGTTTCGGTTCGCCTTGAGCCAACGGTTTTACCAGAAGTTCAAACGAAACCAGACACAGCCACCAGCGACAAAGGCACAGCGCTATCAGCACTTGAGCTAAGCGCGAGCGTTGAAAAAGCACTGATTAACCACGGTGTGACAACGGTTGAGCAACTAACCGAAATGACGAAAGACAACGTGATTGCGGTGAAAGGTATTGCTCAAGCGGGTTTGCAAGAAATTGTAGACCAGCTTGCAGCACAGGATCTAACGCTGAAAGAGACAGAAGATGAGTAAGATTGAATTTTCAATGGATAACGTCTCACAAGTTGCGGTTTCGCCAATTAACGCTGACTCGACAACTAAGCAAGGCTCTGGCTCTAACCAGCTAGTGTTTGGCGGTGTGATTGTGTCTCAAAAAGGTAAGCCGTTCGAAGTGATTCCGGTAACGGCGGCTAACTTCCTAGACAAGCTAGGTAAGCCTTACCACTCAAGCCTTGGCAAATTGGCTGACGGCATGCGCGTTCTTGATGAAGCCTTGCGCGGCGGTAATGGCCTTGTGGTTCGTGTCGTACCAAAAACGGCAACCTATCCAGCTATCAAGCTAACCAAACCAGCAGGCGAAGTGACGATCACTAACGAAGCGATCAACTACTCGGCTGACCTGTCACTTGAAGATGGCGAATTTTTAGCGATCGCTATCAAAGACGGTGCGCAATCCGATAACCGCTCTATCACGCTTGCGAAAGCAGACGAAGCGACTTACGGCGCTGGCATGTTCACTCTTACCTTAGAGGAAGAACAGGCGGCTGGTGGCTCTGTAGTGCTAGAAGAATGGGTTGTATCCCTAGAGCCTACAGCAGTAGACCAAATGGGTAGCGCTGCGTTTATCGAGACTGTTCTTGAAGAACGTTCGCAGTACCTAACTTGTCGCATCGATGCAGAAGTAGCGAAACGCGAAGTTACTGCAATTGCGAAAACCAAATTCACTGGCGCGACCAACGGCAATATTAGCGACGTTACGGCTGACGATTACCAGAAAGCAGTGAAAGCACTACGCACTACCGTTTACAGCTTTAACTACGTTTGTGGTTTGGGCTGCTACGACACTGCGGTAATCACTGACCTTGCGCAAATCTGTAAAGACAAACGCATTTCTGGCTACTTCGATGTTGATCCTCGCCTAACACACGAAGCGGCATTGGAGTTCAAAAAAGGTCTGAACTTCAACAACCATCGCGCTTCATTCGTGCATATCCCTTACCAAGCTAAGTGTCGTTTCTACGGCAACATGGCGGTATGGGGCGGCTCGGGTATCGGCTTTGCAGCTAAAGCGCTTGGCGTTGCTAAAACCTCTCCGGTCGGCGGTTGGCACTACACACCAGCAGGTGTTGAACGTGCTGTTATCCAACGTACTGGCCTAAAACCAATTCAAGGTGCTGGCGAGCCTAACTACGAAGAAATGTACAAGGCACGTCTAAACAAACTAGGCACAGACGAAAACGGCAACCTGTTCATTGATGACTCTCTAACGTCATCTGCGGCTGAAAACTACCTACGTTTTGAGCAAGTCGTATCTATTGCTGACGCTATCTCACGCGACTTCTACGCACTAGGTAATCGCCTAAAACACCAACCTGACGGTGCAACGTTTGAGGGTCTAACTGATGGTATGGCCAGCATCCTTGAAGGCTATGAAGCCGTTGGTGCGCTAGTGACACCTCGTAATCCAGCACAAAACGGCGAGAACGCTTGGACGTTGGAAGTTAAGCAAGTGGAAATCGATTACTGGAAAGTCACTTGGTCGTTCTGTCCAACTGGCTCTGCGCGTCGAATCCTTGGTGAACCTGTACTAATCCGTTAATCAAACTAAGAGCAAAAATAGAATGAAATCAATATTTTCTGAGGGTTCTGTTCTTGCTCGCCCATTTGTGATGCCACAAGTGGCCGAGCAGGAACAAACTGAAACTGCATTTTTTGAGTCTGTCACAGAAGGTCAACTTCTTGAGTCCATCAATCGTGCATCAACCATCATGGCTCGCCAAGACGCAGCAGCGGCTTGTGTTCAGTGGGTTAACGGTGGTGAAAGCTCAATCGACAACCTAGACGCAATGCTATTTGGCATGGCTGGTGGCGATGACGATACCGAGCTAACCGATGGCCAAGCAGCACTATACGAATCGCTACAGGAAGCGGCTAGCGAGTTCATTGCTCAAGTTGGCCAGCCGAAAGAGGGCGACATGCTAGAAGCACTGGAAGATCCAGAAGCAGCAGATCGCATTTTTGAATCTCTAGAGCGTGGCCTAGACAGCGTGGACTCAGACGAAGCGATCGCAGAGTTCGCCGTTCGTGAATCCATGATGCTTGAAGCGCTTAAGAAAGTGATCCGTGATGGCAAGGTAACTTATATCAAAACGAATCGCCGTAAGCGCCGTATGAGTGCAGCACAAAAAGCAGCACTTAAGAAAGCGCGCGCGAAAGCTCACAGCTCATCGGCTAAAGCCGCTCGCAAAAAGGCTAACCGCATGCGCGATTCTCGCGGTATGGACAAGTAAGGATAAGCAATGGCTGTAATTGTCGGCGTACCTAATGATGATGGCGTGTCTATCCACAATAAATGCGCCATTACACAAGTCATAGGCGGTCAAGAAATTACGGTCATTGGTTACATGACTGATGAGTGTCAGCTTGCCTTTAGAGCGATATGGGAAGCGCCGTTTGAGGGCGATTCCGTGGGTAACATTAGCGCCCTAGATAAAACGTCCTCAATCGCGCAAACCGTGTCGGATAAGACGAGTAAAACACTATGGAACAGTCAGCAAGTTTGGCAAGGCAACGAACCGCCAGAGATAACCGTAACGCTTAAATTTGTCGCATTCACCAATGCCAAACTAGAGGTTAATGATCCCATTAAATACCTGGCTCAGATGATAAGTCCCGAGCTGCAAAATACTGTTCCAGTCAGTTCCGATGGCCTTGGTGGCCGTGTTCCAAGTGATGCGAGATTCAAGATTGGCAAAGCGCTCAATCTACCTATGCGAATTAGCGAGGTGAGTTATGACATTAACGCACCTAAGACGCGAGACGGGAATTTCGCTTACAACACGGTAACTATTACCGCCGCTCCTAAGCAGATGATTAATCAGTCACAGATTCCTAACCACTTCCAATAGAATAGGTGTAATTATGGCCGGAGCATTTAACGCAAAAGGCGATATGAATTTCTTGAAACAGAAATTCACTAAGAACGTCCAAGCTGGCGAAAAGATGATGGGTACAGAGTTCGACATGAAAATCGAAGAATACCCAAATATCAACGTTTTGGTTCGTTCAACTCAGTTTCCAGCAATGGGACGTGCAGACGTAGAAGATTTTGGCCAAATGGGCTTGGGCTACATCCAAAATGGTGCGCTTGAGAACAAAGGCGAAATTGCGGTGACGTGTGTAGAAACTATCACTGGTACAGTGCTAGATATGCTACGTGAGATCGTTCGTGAAAAGAAAATGGTCACGGTCGTTATCGAGTCTACGCCAGAATCGACTAAAGGTAAGGGCGCTAAGTCGCATCGATTCCGCTTAGAGCACGTAAAAGTGCGCTCAGACGTGATCGACCTATCAACAGAAGATACAGCAGCACTTGTTAAGCCAGCTCTCACACTGCAATACAACTGGGTAGATTTCTAATCGCCAACCTGTCCTATTCTATTCCCTACAAAAAGGCCGCCAGTTTGGCGGCTTTTTTGATGCTCTTAAGCTTTAGTTAGTCTCTCTTTCAAGTCGGCTGGTGCGATGTAGGTATTCTCGTTGCCATCCTTTGATTTGAACAATAATTTCAGCTCCACCAGCTTCTCAAGATACTTGCGCGCAGAGGTATGAGACACATCAAAATCAGACTGAATTTCCTTAACTGAAAAGACACGTCCGGCTGTTTCTAATCCCTTGGCCAGAATCACAATGTGCGGCAGTTTCAACACATCCTTAAGATTGGATTCATCGAGTAGATCGCGCACCTCTCTCGTATCTTCAATCTTAGATTTAATGTACTCGTTAAAGCGCTCAATCGCCTTAATGATGACCGTTAACTGGTAGTCCACAAAGTGCGTTAAGTCGTTGTCGTCCGTTTCGGTGTAAACGTAGCTTCTAACGTACTTGGTTGACGCGAGTTTAAGTGGCGCAGAGATCGAGACGTACTTAAAGTTCTCATAACCATGCTTAAGGATGAACCAGTAGAAAAGCGCCCTAGCCGTTCTCCCGTTGCCGTCCATGAATGGGTGAATGTAGCCAATCATGAAGTGCAGAATACAAGCCTTAACGATTGGGTTAATAAAATTGGTGTTGGTGGTATGGTCGGTATTGGCGAAGTCACATAGTTGCTCAATGAGCTTCAAAACGTGCTCATGTTCGGGTGCTTCGTGAACAATATCGCCAGTGGCCACGTCTCTAACCATGACCGCATCCGTTCTATATTGGCCAGCAACGTGCTCATTCTCTAACACGCCATCGGTGGCTATTTCATTAAATCCGCTAATCAATTCTGGTGTGAGCTCTACATCCTTAAGATCATCGGCCATCATAATCAAACGCCAGTTATTGATAATCATCCGTTCGGAGTCATCTTTAGGCTCACGTTCTGTTTCAAGCATTTCCTTGGCCACTTTGCGCGTTGTGGCTGCTCCCTCCAATTGGGCGCTGCTAATGGCTTCTTCCATGATCACGCTTTTCACTAGGTGTGCCTTTTTATCTTGAGCAGATAGCGGCAAATCTTCTAGTTTGAGCTGTTTATCGATGCGGAATAGCTTAGCGTCGAGACTGGCGGCACTAAGCTGGAACGGATTGCCCTTTTCATCAACAAGCGAAATGTCGTTAAGGCCACGTCTGATTTTTAGGGCATGCCAAGCGTAGCCCTTTTGGTCGCGTTTAAACTCTTTTGAACGGTACTGAAAGTCATTCCAATGCAAGTAATTACCGCTGCTATCAAACCCGTACTCAATTGGGTCTAGCTGACCGATTAGTTCTACTACTTTCATGAAATCAGTAGGTTTTGCTGGTGGGATGCTGACTCCCGCTATCTTTCTTCTCATAACGTGAAACTTTTTGAAAATGTTTAATGCATCTAGTATTGCACACAGGAAGTGGGAGTCAATCGATTATCTATCTAGGAGTTACAAGGGGTGTAATGCTTTGCTGAATACTTTCAATAATACAGTTGCCCCCTTAACTTCCATCCCAATCGATCAATATTTTATGCCAGTGATCAACAACTGTCGGTAGACAGTAAAGTTCAAAACCTTTCGAATAGTTGGCTTTTCAGGAAGTCACTCTCAAATTCTATTCGTAGCACTCTTTGGCTCAAAAGTGACCTAAAGTTAGTTTGACCAACTTAAACTTACCGCTTTAGATAAGACAAATCACAATCAAGAGGAAAACTTGATGGTGCATTGAGTTACCCACTAGAAGGAAAGCAATTATTTGCATATTATGAAACTAACTTTGAAACAAACTTAATTTCAATGGTAGGGGTAGAGTTAATGGCTGAAAATGGGCCTCGCGAAGAAATCGCAAAAGTTGTATCTTCCAATTTGCTAAGCATTTTTAAATGGGAGCAATATGGTCCATATGACCAGGACTTTCCATGCAGAAAACAGGAAAAACACGTAGACAAAGAAAAAGACCAGAGGCACACGCATCCTGTAGATGTCGTCTTTGGCTATAAAGATCCGTACAGCAACAAGAACGTGCTATTTAATACCGATTTAAAAAGCTACGGTAAAGGCTCTATAAGCCCTACGAAAATAGAAGAAGCTTTAACTTCTTTGGCGAAGACAATTGATTGCGCTGAAAACAGTACACACTGGCGAGATAAGTACCTGATTCCCGCAGGCGACTTTGAGGTTCGAGGTCTACTATTCGTTTACAACCACGATAATGAATTCCAAAAGGGCTTTTTTGATTTTTTCTATCCTCCAAAGCGCAAAAAAAGTCAAAAAGGTAGAGCTCCTAAACCTGTCCAGCTTTCAAAAATACCGGTCCCTAAAGATAAAAAACTACACTTCGTTGAGCCGCTTCAAATTAACTATTGGATGACTATCGCCTCTGATATCAGCGATATGATTCGTCTGAGCACATTCCCGAAAAAAGAATTTGGTTTTTACTACCCTGAGTTGACGTTCCATAAGGTAGTTTCTTCCCAGAAATATCTGCCTGCGACTATCGAAATGCTCTCATCGCCTTTTATCATCATAAAGCATGACGAGGTAAAAGACATTGTGGGTGGTGAAATTAGAACAGTATACGGTCCTGGTTACGTGGTTTATTACAACCGACCGGCCAATACAGATAATGAATTCCTCTACCTCTTGGATTTGCTTTCAAAATACCAGTTACTAAATGCAGGAAAAAAGATTCGATTAAAAGTGCCTCACACAGAAACTAGCGGTTCAGCTCGATCTCACTTTAACAGAGCACTGGAAAAATATGCCCATGAGTGGGGGTATGACGAAGAAATGAAGAAAAGACTCGATATTAAACTGGAGTTAATTACTTACAAAATAGAGTTCTATAACTCCGAAGATATCGGTTGGAAGGGTGTTCATGCATAAAAATTACCTTTATAGCGTCACTGATAAAGCTCTATTTGACGCACTAAACACTTCGAAGATTAACAATTCTGAACTGAAGGATTTATTCCTTTCGCGAGGCGTTATCATATCGACCGAAACCAAGAGAGAAGAACTTGCTCGTGAGTTCTCCAAATACAACCACGACTACTATGACCATCAAAAGATAGCTTCAGCGATGGGCGTGGTGCAGCGTAAAGAGAAAACAACGACGAGCGACTACACTACTGGCGTAGATAGAGAATCTTTGGAGATGACGCTGAATATCCTCAAGAAACAAGTTACTGAAGAAAAAGATTTGTGCATTTGGCATGAAGATAAAAATGGTAACTATGTCATTGATATAAAATATGAAGCGCCTGACTATACCAAGTCTGAGTTCAAGCAGATCGTTAAGAAAGAAGCGACAATTACTATTGAGAAAACGGATTCTGGTTACACAGTAAGATATCCAGACAATCCAAAAGTAAAAGGATACGAGAAAACGATTCGAGAATCTGTTTCATTGACAGCAGAAGAGACTGGTCAGGGGTTTGATTCAACTCGTATAAATCTAGCTTCTGTAGAAGACCCTATCGCTCGTACTAGGTTCTTTCAAAATCTACTTTATACAATGGACGGGTTTAAACCAATAGATGTTACGGACGTCTATGTGTTCCACCCTAAGTCAACAGATGATGAGAAAGATCAATCCGGGGACTTTGGTATACATATAAGTAGAGCTTCACTAAAGGGTGAAGGCGTACTGCGGTCCGATGAGCTTCAAGAATTCTATAATCGCGGTTTTTACATTTCCAAAATTAGATGGAAATTTGAAGAGGAGCTTGTAGGTTCAGATATCTATGTAATGGAAGCGATGTTCGATAAACCAGAAACGTTTGAGGACTTCTCTTACATAACCAGGGGGAAATTTAAGTATAAAGCCAAGGGCGAATACAACAAAAACCCATCCAAATTGGACATGGAAGAAGAGCTACGGATATCTAGGCTCATCGAAGACACTGCACGTGTAATAGTTGATAAAATTGTAGCAGAAACTCTAGGGGAGGACGAAAATGAGTCGTCAGAGGCTGAAGTTACTACTGATAAACAGTAAAAAGAGTGTTTCAGAAATACTGTCGAAATTAAGGCAGCAGTCTGATGAACAGCATGGCTTTACATTTCACGGCGTGTCACTGAGTGAATCGGAAGCTCTTCACGCTACATACTCTGAAAGAGTAGAGCTCAACGATGAAACTTATGACCAATTTGGTAATATCATCGATGAGATATCATACGTTACCTATAGGAATATTAGTTTTCATATAGAGGTTCTTGATACAAATAAGCTACTGATGGTGATTTACAATTCACCTAAGTCAACGAGGACTTTTTTGGATTGCTTTACAAGACTATTTGATTTTCAGGTTGGCTTTAGTAATCCAGAACTAAACTTAAAAACCTTCAAAGACGTACTTGAACGTGACCTCAACGCTGAACTCGAAGGTACTGGGAAAGTAAAAGTCAGTCGCATAGTTATAGATAAAACAGCGAAAGCTAGTATTGAAATAACGAGCATAAAAGATGCATTTGAGTCACTGGAAAAGCTGATAGCAGGCAAGGAGTATAAGCTAGACAAACTTAGTAGTTCAGTTTACGTTGATGGACATACCGTTGATTTTGAACTTTCCAAAACATGTAGCTTAAGGGTTCGGGATGATCACCTCGGTTATATCCTGCCTTCAATCAAGAGTACATTCCTAAACCAATAGATGATCGTTTAAAGTATGGACAGCCCAGTTGATGCAGAAATCAGGCGGGTTGTCATTACATGCCTCTGATCACGACTATTTCTCCCACTACCGTATTTAAGTCAGTTCTAACACGTTTATATCAAAAAGTTAGTTTCATATCTTTAGTGTCACTTTCTAGTCTACCGTGTTACGTAGAAATAATACCTAAACGATAGAAAAGTTTTAATCTCTGCTGTCCATCGACAATAACGAAGTTTAAATCGCGCGTCTTATTGGTTTGAGTTAAGATTCACCAAGCCTATCCCCTATCTCAAAATGCGCCGCCACTACCGGAGCGGCCATGACACCGATTGAACTACTCGAAGACGTGAAAGCGAGATTCCCTATCTTGCTGCACGACGACGAAAAGGCGCTGTTAAGCCTATTGCGTAAAGCGCTGGCCAAGTACCAAGAGATTGCCGGATTTACCACTAAAACCCGCATCCAACAAAGCGACTTAGCCGATAACAATCAGTTTGAATTACCGTCCGACTTTGCTGCAAGGCTGGTGGTCAAAGATGACCGTGGCCGTTATGTGCGTAGTGAGGTTTGGGGCGACGTTCTTGAACTGAAATTAACGGGCGCAGAAACATTCCCACTGACATTGATGTACATGCAAAACGTACTCAATGAGCCGTTTGATTCATTCCAGCTTCCAACGCCGTGCATTAGCTTGCTTGGCGATTATCTGGAATTGCTGATCACTATCCCGAACGCAGAGCGTCAACGCCGTATTGCCATCGCTGGCAAGTTGGATGTGACCGATATTGCTGCCGAACCTGATCTAACCGCACGTAAAGCCGAGATTGAAAACTCAATGCGCGCGAACCGTGCCATTGTTCCACCAGTATCGTTGCTCTAAGCGAGGTGGCCATGAATCCATACATGCAGCTCGCCAAACGCGCGACCAATAACTTTATGAATAAGCCGTGGCTGCAAGGCTGGCAATGGGCGGTAGAAATCGACTCGCCGGACGCGCCAACGGACTTTGATATTTACGTAAAGGATATTGATTTTGGTGCAGGCTCTATCGATGCGGATTCATTCCAAGTCGGTTCGGGCTCTATTGCGCTGCCTACATACAGCAGTGTTGGCGAAATCACGCTAACGGTTCGTGATGACCAAAACCTGACTGTTTCTAAATGGTTTGAAAGCCGAATCAAGAAAGTCAGAAACCAAGACGGCACACTCAACATCCCCAAAGAGTACGTGTTCAAAATCAACATATTTACGCTCAATGAGGACGGAAAAAAGTCACTCTATAAGAGCTATCAAGTCTTTCCTACCAAGATTGGCAACGTGATGTTTTCACGCGAAAACGGCAACCAGATCCAGTCATTCCCGCTCATTCTCCAAAAATTTATGTCTGTAGGTAACAAGGTACTGTAATGCACATTCCATCATTTCCACTACCAAGTAACATTTCAGAAGTGATTGAGTTTCGAGTCCCAACCGTGGAAGACGCTCTATTGTTCTGCGACCTCAACGAGTACCAAGAGGAAGCCAATACAACTCGCTATCTGAACCACATGCAAGACACCAGTAAGCGCCCTATGAGTGATAGCGGCCTATGGACTGGTGAAGATCGCCGCGCAGCATTGTGGTGGATTTTTATGTCCACCAGCGAGCTAGGCACTATTCCCTTTAGCTATGAGTGCGAGCACTGCAAAGAAACTCACTATCTCGATCTCAATATGGGCGAGCTAATGGAATCGGCCAAAGCGCTCAATGGATTGCCAAAACAAGAGATCACCTTAAGCGTGAAAGGCAAGTCATACCTAGCGAACGTGAAACCACTAACCGGTTACGAAGCGGAGCAACTTGAGAACATTCGCAATGAGCGCGACCAGTACGAACCGGACAGCGCTGAATGGAAGCAGCAAGCTAATCACATGGCGCTCACTGAGCTGGCCTACTGCCTAACGTTCGAAGATCAACCCAAAGACCAAGACGATGCCCTAGTGTGGAAAATCGACCTATTGAAATCGATGTACCTCAACACGGAATTTCGTGTGGCCTTTGCCAAGGTTGAAAAGTGCCTACGCAATGCGCGTCACGGATTGCTCACCAAGTACGACGAGGGGCGTTACTACCTAGTCGCCACCATTCCGCAGTGCCAGAAAGTTATCGAGCAAGGAGGTGAAGCAACTCGAACGTTGCTCTTACCCTTTCGGCATAACGACTTCATTACAACGTTTTGATTACGTTGGTTGGAACGTACTGATTGAGAACTTAACGATCTACGGTGGCCAGCCTATCGATGCGGTATTCAAAACACCTCAAACGATGGCCATAAGCCTAGATAAAGCGCTCCAAGACAAGGTGAAAAATGGACAGAAACCAACAAGAGGTTGATCTTTCACTGGTTGTTGATGCAGTGAAGCGAGCCAGTGACAAAGAGCTGACCGTGCTATCTGAGATTAGTCGCAAACTCGATGGCAAGACTCTACCAACGAGCCAACAAAAGGCCGTCCTTGCAGTGGATACAAAGGGCATCGAAAAGGCGGTAACTAAGGGCGTTTCCAATGCCTCTCTTAACGTCTCTACCATTCCGAGCATTAATCTACAAAAAGGATTAAAACAACAATCAAGCGGCACACCTAAACCAAGTGCAACCAAGACCAAGCGTACAGGCGAAATTGAGTTGTCATTTGCGCCTAGTCAGCCAGCAGAAACACAAGCCAAGCCGGACGCCAAAGCGATCGAGCAAAGCAGCTCTGTAAGTGGCGTAAAGTCGATTGCTGACACGCTGAAAAGCGAGGACGCGCGCGAGCCAGTAAAACAAGCGCCCGTTGTCGTGAATGTAGAAGCGCCAGAATTCAATTCTGAAGGTTTGGATGCCTCAATCCTTGATGATGTGCCAGAGAAGTTAGAAAAGGCTGTCTCTGACGCACTGGCAGAGTTTGAGGGCTATTGGGAAGACGCTAACGGCAAGCTTCGACGCTCCGATGGTCGCTATGCGAGTAAACAAGAGCAATCGGCTTACAAGAACGCACAGCAAACCGCATTAGAGCGCCAAATTGAAAAGCAAACCGACACGGAAAAGGAAAGCCAGAACGTTTTTGCCAAGGTGGCCACCAGCCTTAAGCAACTGGCCATCAATAACGTGAAAGAGTTCCTACAGGAAGAAAACGACGCGACCGATGCGGCTGGCGCTGCGGCTGGTGGTTCGTTCTTCTACTCCGCTAAAGAGCTTTATCACTTAGGGCAAGACGCTAAAGAAGCATTGGATGATGTGACCGAAAAGGCCACCTCAACCAAGGACAAGCTAAAAGAATCGAAACTAGGCCGACTCTTTACCCGAGGCAAGCAAGCGCCAGAGGCAGACAGTCAGGCCGTCACAGCCATAGAGACAGTTAGCCATGAACAATTATCAGCGACAAAAGATTCGTTCGAGACAAGCCATTCAACGCAAATTACGTCTAGTGATCGACCTAACCGTGATGGTGCTAGGGGTAACGTGCCTGTCAATCTTGTTGGGAGTGAACCTAGCCGGATAAGCACAGCTAGTGAGATCAAAAGCACCAAAGAACAGAGCTACCGAGCAAACATGCTTGAAGTGCTCCATGAATCGAGTGCTGATCGTGAACGCCAATTCGATGATGTACTAGATAAGCTCGACGATCTGATTTCGGCAACCAAAGCAGTGGCGAACGATGGCCAAGGTGGCCTATTAGACCTAGTTGGCGATATGTTTGAACGCCGCCGTGGTCGTAAAGCTGACGGTAAGCGTGGCCGAGTTAAATCGGTAATGTCAGGCATTGGCAGCAAAGCCTCAAACGTGGCCAACAAGGGCGTATCGATGGCGGGTGCCGCCTTTAAAGGTATGTCTAAAATCGGCTCTGTTGCTGGCAAGGCGATCCCTTTCCTTGCTCCGGCCTTAATGGCCTACGATGCGTTTAGCGGATTCACTGACCAAGACAAACAAAAAGAGACGTTCAATCTCAAAGATGGCCAAGAAGCGACAACTGGCCAGAAAAGCTCAATGGCATTGGCAAACGCGCTCGATTTGGGTGGCCTAGTCAGTGGCGGTGCTGGTTTGCTTGGTTCGGCGCTTGGGGTGTTCGGTTTTGATGGCGCTAAGGAAGCGTTGACCTTTGATTCTGGCGATATGGCCAAAGGCATTTACAAGCTATTTGGCGGTGAGATTGAGGACGACAAAGAGGCTAAGGATTCTAAGGCTGAGAAAGCTCAACCGGAGAAAGAAGAACACCTTAAGAACGCCGAAGCCTACCACACGGCTAAAACATCCAATGATAGCCAAGCCATGCGCGAACTTGATGCGAAAAACTCAATTCAAGTGACCTCTCAAGAGGCATCGCAAAAGGCCAGCGAGCAAGGGATTAGCTACAAAGAAGCTTACTTAGCTGTAGAAAGAGAAAAACGTATTAGCCAGGACAAACGTGTGCAAGTGGCTAATGAAACAGGCATGGATATGTCCGGCATGGTCGAGCATCCCGAGCTTGGCCAAGTTTACTCGCCAGATAAGAAAGCTGAACAAGTGGCCGCCGTCGATGCGGAGATCAAACGCCGTAAAGAGGCTGAGGCCGTAGCCGCACTAACCAAGGCTGCAAACAACACGCAAACCAACAGCGTGACCACAGCCAGCCATGAATCATCCATCAATACCGAGCTAAGTAACCAGAAAACGGACACTCAATCCGTGGTGAAAGTGGACACCGAAAACACCTCGAATAAGACGGTTGCGACTCAATCATCCATTCAACGCAATGAGAGAGTTAGCGAGCTGCAAGCACAGGCAGCAATGAAAGACCTCAAAGAGAGCGGCAAGCCTCAAACCGTGGAACTTAGCAAACATTCACTGGATGCCATTGGGCGCGCGGTTAGCGGCAGTGATAACAACAAACCGACCACTATCTTTGCAGCGCCTAGCGGCAGCTCAAGCAAAGACAAGCCAGCGTCAGCCACTAAGGCTAGCGGCTCTATTCCTCTCAACTTTGATGACCGTTCGTTACAGCGTCAAAGCGCTGATATGGAGTAATAGATGAGCCAAGAAATTGATTACTTACTACGGGTCGATATTGACGGTGTAAAGGTTGCCGATGAGAAACACGCGATCGTTGCGCGCGTCTCTGAATGGCTCGATACACCTCAAGGCCAAGTTTGGGGCGCTCCAAAATGGGGCAACAGATTAGGGGCATACAAACATGAACCAATAAACGAAACCACAGCAGCAGCTATCGAAAACTCAATCCTATTAACCCTCCCAATTGACGTGAAAGACGCGGTGGTTCAAGGCATTGCCGTAGAACCAAGCGTGAACGGTATCGATGCCTACAAATTGACGATCGTTGTGAACGGTCAAACGTTGGAGAGAGGTATTACGTTTTGAGCAAGTTAGAAGAAGTCAAAAAGACCTTTAACGAGGCGATTGCTGGTTCAAGCTGGTGGTCGCGTCATATTGGTTCGCAGTTCGTTGACTACCTTTGCTTATTTGTGGCCAAGATTGTTGAACGCATGGCAGCAATCAGTAGCCGTGCATTGCAAGAATCCTACCTAACGCTAGCCACTAAACGCACCTCCATTTTGGCGGGTGCTGAAACTGAGGGCTATGTAGGGCGAAAAGCAGCGCCATCGAAAGGCCGTGCGCTAGTGACCAATACTGGAACAAAGCGCGTTACCTTGCCGAAACACAGCCAATGCGTGGCTGACAATCAATTGCGCTATACGCTAATGGAAGCCATTGATCTTATGCCGCAAGAAAGCGCCGCAGTAGAGGTGCAACAGTTCGAAGTGTCCAAGATGACCTACACGGTCGATGAAGGAAAAAACTGGTTGGCCGTGGCGTTCCCTCAAGAGCTGACTAAGCGTATTCATAACATCATCGTGCGCGTGAACGGAGAAGAATGGACGCACGTCTTTAAGTTTCGTAATACGGACGGCAAATCCAAAGCCTACATGGAGTATTACAAGCCAACCGACCAGCTAGGCGTTCGTTTTGGTAACAACAATAACGGTCGCGCGCCAGCGACAGGTGATGTAATTGAGTTTGAGCTATGGCTGACTAATGGTGTGACTACCCTACTCGATGCGCAGCCTTTAGAGCTTATCGATATGGGGATTCAAAGCGCCTATAAAGACCAACTCTCAATCAAAACGTCCACCAGCGTCATCGGCGGTGCAGAGCCGGAAGACATTGAATCAATCCGAAACAACGCCCTTTACTCGCCAATCTATGACGAGCAGATAGCGTGGGACTCGGATTACATGACCTTTGTTAAGCGCAATATTTCTGGTGTTACTTGGTTGTCGATTTGGGGTGAAGCGGAGCAGGAAAAACTCACAGGAACGCCGGACGTTCGCAACATCAATACGATCTTTATTTGTGCTTACTCTGCCGATAAAACCGACGAGATTTTGAATCAGGAAATCCAAGTTCTATTCGCTGGCCGAGAGGGCTATAACGAGCGCTATAAGCTGGTGGAGCGTAAGGACGTGCCATTTACCGTGACGGTCAAAGGTAAGCTTTACCCAAGTTCAAATCCAGAATGGGCGACAAAGGTACTGGCCGATGCGTTAGATGAGAAATTTGGCAAACAGACAAGTCGCAATGAGCGCATTACCAAAAACCAAATTTGGGATGTCATCCAAGAGCTCAACGTGACTTTGGGCATTAAAGAGTTTGAGGTCGAAGTTATTGGGATTCTTGACCGCATCCCGATTGATACTTACCACTATTTAGATGTGAATGCGTCAACCATTCAACTGAACTTCGATTACTCATAGAAGTTTTCGCACGGAGCAAGAAAGACACGGATGTTTTCGCATGCGAGAACTTTAAGAAACATCATCCCGTATAGTTTTCGCATGCGAAAACTTTTACACCAATAAGGCGAAAAACATGGCATTTGGAGACTTCAGAAAATGGCTATCTGGCCAGCTAACCAAGGCGCGTCAAAAGGAAACCGCTTGGGTAGATTTAGCAAGCGCGATCGCAGAGTCAATTGAAACTCACGTAGAGTCATACATTGAAAAGCTTAAAGCGCGTTCTTCACTGTACGAAATGGACAAAGAATCGCTGCTAGAAGACATTAAAGAGCTGCGAAAAATCTTCCCACTAGGCGAAGTGGCCGATGAGGACTTGCCACACGTTGTGATGCAGCGTAAGGACGAAATTCACTTTAAAAAGACCATTTATCCACTTATCTCAACGCTCGCGCGTGAATTTAAAGGGTTACGTGTTAAGTGGGAACGAATCTACGCGCCAGTAGACCAAGAGCGATTTCCATACGGCACGTTCTTAGTTCCCGAGTCAGAGTTGGAGCTGCAAAACGGACTAAACCCGAGCGACTTTTTCCTGACCAGTCGCGGTGCTATTCGCATCCCTTTGAACGACATTGCAGGTGAGGACGGCATTACCGAGGAAGCCATTCGAGCATTCGAAGCGAAGATTAAGCGAGTGGTGCATCCTCTTATCCCATTACGAATTGTTTTAGATGGCCAATTGTATTCTATTGAATTTGAAGTCATGGATATGGTGGAAATACCTAACTATTCTGACCATGTTACGGTTGGAAAACAGACCACGACCGATATAGAATCAACACCAAGCTATAAACAGGATTTCGTTCAGACTGGAACGACGACACAGGAAGAACGCCCTGTTAGCCCTATGTATGGTACACCTAGAATGGATGCGATCCCCTTAGATGCGATCTCCATTGATAGACGGTACTATTAACCCTATTCCTATTCCCCGTCCCATTAAAGCGCCACGACTTATACGAGGTCGTAAAGGTGCTTACACAAAAAGTAGTCCTATCGCAGTGTGAACTGCTTAACCGTTATTACGACGAACGCGCCTTGTCGTCGTTGCCTACCAATGGTACTGAGCCTTATTTCCAATTTGGCGATCTTGAATGGGGCTTTGACCTTATCCAAGAAATTGAGGGCAAGCCTAGCTGCATGCCTATCCCACTGGATAAGACAACCGTTGAAAACGTGTTTTACCGTTCTAAGGCGAACTACGCCTATGTGAACGGCAATATCGTAATAACGGCAAACTTGCCAGCGGGTACGCTAGCAGAAGATGAACAATACCAGTTCTCTTGCGTCGGCGTGAAAGATGCGAGCGGCGGTCTGATTCTAGTGGCTGTCACTCAACCAGTTTGGATCTACTCTGACCGTGGTCTATCGATAGAAATCGTGATTAACACGGCTCGCACGGATAGCGCTCAATTGGCGCAGGTAGGTGCCTAATGAGTCGCCCAAACTTCGAAGAAACGATCATCATCCCGCCACTGCTAACGGACTGGCAAGCGCTACCGCTTATCACCGATACGCAGTACCTAGAACCACTGGCCAGTAACAGCCTAAACCGTAAGTTTTACGGCATCGTTCGCGCTGGTATTTTCCGTGGTTTTGAATGTGCTCCGGCTGGTGGAATGAAACTGCGTGTGAGCAGTGGTGAACAATTTGGCGTGGCGTTAGTTGAGCGCGACGACTATGTGTTAACCGTTCGACAACAACACGATGTTGATGTGGAGATTCCGGCTGGTGCCACTTCTTATGTGGTGCTCGAAGCGTTCTATAAGTTTGGCGTAAAGACAAAACAAGTCGATTTAGCGTCAGACATTGAAGCGTCCGAAATTAAGGTGCTTCCGCAGGAAGCGGTTGAAGAACATCATTTGATATTGTGTCGCGCTACCGTGCCAGATGGCGCTACCCAACTCAAAAGTGAACACCTTAACTTTGATGATCGTGAACAAGGCGGTTATGACCTACAAGGTCACGTTTCACATCCCGATCCACATAAGCAATATGCGATGCGCGCCGAAGCCAATGCGCACTACGCAGACCGTGAAAACCCGCACCATGTAACCAAAGCGCAAGTTGGCCTTAGCTTGGTAAACAACTGGGACGCAACCAGTCAGATAAACGTAGATAACGATCAGCTTTACGCCACTGCGAGAGCCATCAAGTTGGTTCACGACAAAGCTGCTGCTGCATACAACAAGTCGGTTGAACATTGGCCGTACATTGCGTCTGGTGGCGAAACAAAAATCGCATTGCCTTACGAAGTGCCGGAAGTAGATTCATTGTCTATCCAAGGTATCGTGCAGACCAAAGACAGTGCTTGGCAATTCTTGAAAGACACTAATGAGGTTGAAGTAGCCGAACCACTTGAAACGGGTGATGAAGTGGTGATTACTCTAGGTGTCCCATCACTAAGCTCAAGCTCTATCATTGCCGAGCTTCAAGAGCATATCGATAACCTTGAAGCCATCATAAACAGCGGTATCGCTGGCGCGCCTATGGAAGTATTCCATAGCCACTTCGCTAGTACGTCGAATACTTTCACTGTTCCACCAGTCTTTGAAGAACGCGCGATTAAGCTGGTGTTCCTACAGGGTGTGCAGCAATCAAAAGATATTGCTTACACCATCTCACCGGACGGTGATGTTATCCAGTTTGTTGACGAAATTGCAGCAGGAACGGAGATCACCTTGGTCGGCTAATCAGTTTTCAAATTCCCCTAGCCCTATTCCCCATAAATGCCCTTTTTACTAACAACGAAATTGGATTTTTTATGGCTACACAAAACAAATTAACTCGCATCAACCGTCTTGTTTCTGATCTTTCAGCGCAAGACGTTGGTGCATTACCAGCGGGCGCTCGCGCAACAGACTCATCAAAACTAGAGGGGAAAACCAAGGCACAAGTTGTCAGTGAAGCGCGCTCCAATCTTGTCCCAACTTCTCGCACTATCAATAACAAACCACTAACGGGCGATGTGACTCTGACTCACTCAGATGTGGGCGCAGCGCCAGCAAGCCACACGCACGACTACATCCCTAACAACAAGAAAGGCGTTGCAGAGGGTGTGGCTACACTAGATAGCACTGGTAAGATCCCACAAGGCCAATTGCCAGCTATCGCTATCAAAGAAACGTTCCCTGTTAAGTCAGAAGCGGAAATGCTTGCTCTTACAGCGCAAGAGGGTGATATGGCAATCCGTTCGGATCTGCGTATATCATTCGTTCTTATGCGCCAACCAGCGAGCACACTAGCGAACTGGCAAGAACTATTAACACCGACTGACGCCGTTTCGTCGGTTAATGGTCAGCGCGGTAACGTAGTGCTTGAAGCGACTGACGTTGGCGCGGAACCAGCGTTTGAGAAAAAAACAGCATTCAACAAAAACTTCGGCACTAGCGCTAACACAGTGATGCAGGGTAACGACTCTCGCGTTGTGAATGCAGTGCCAAAGACTCGCACCATCAACGGTCACGCGCTAAGCGCAAACGTCGAGCTAACCGCAGAAGACGTGGGCGCACTAGACGCTGGCGCAACTGCCGTTAACGCAGCGAAGCTTGAGAACACCACTAAATCGCAAATCATTTCACAAGCGCGTAGCGGTCTAGCAGCTAGCGGCGCGTCATACACCAAAGCGGAATCTGACGGTAAGTATGCCACCAAGGATAGTCTAGGCGCCTCAATCAAAGACGCGATCCGAACGGTGGATATTACTGTCGAATCTGCATCAACTACGGTGGCTCTGCCTGCGGGTACAGTCTCAGCAATCCTTGTTCTAAGCGTTTGCGGCGTAATGCAGAACGCAGGTGTATGGAGTCTATCTGGTAACACAATCACGTTCGGTGAACAGCTACAAGCTGGCGACATCGTGACGGTTATCGGCTTCAAGTAAACATGACCTTTCCTTTCCTACTTCCCCATTAACGATGTGCTCCGGCGCTTTGTCGGAGTTGCTGGTCATTGAATTGAGAAAGGCATATTTCTGAATGGCATTAAAAAAATTGACTCAAGTTGGTGGTAGTCCAGCTCGAAAATTGCGTGAAGAAATCACAACAAAAGTGGATGAACACGCTAGCAATAAAACGAACCCGCACGGAGTCACAAAGGCACAAGTAGGCTTAGGTAACGTACCAAACTATCCGGCCACCAGCTCGGTAACAGATGCGTCCAACAGCAAACTTGCGACCGCTGGTGCTGTTAAACAGGCATACGACAAAGGCATCGAGGGTTTAAATCGCGGTAACGCAGCTTATGACCGCGCAGAACAAGCAGAGACGAACGCAAATACCCACACTGACAACCGTATTAGTACTTTGATTGGTGGTGCGCCAGCAGAAGCGCTCGATACAATCAAAGAGCTTGGTGACGCGCTCATGGATCAAGAAGATGCGGTAGCGGCCATTACAACCAACATTGCTCAACACAAATCAGACAACTCGAACCCACACAAGGTTACGAAAGCTCAAGTTGGTCTATCAAACGTGCCGAACTACGCATTCACAGCAGCGGTTAATGATGCTAGCGATGTGAAATTTGCGGCGGCAGGTGCCGTTAAGAAAGCGTATGACCTTGCAGCCTCAAAGATGACTCAAGCGCAAGCCGATGGCCGCTACCTAAAACTGTCAGGCGGTACATTGACTGGTGGCCTACTCATTGATGAGGGCAGTTCCGATGTTTCTCAATTGCACATAGGTCATGCAGGTAAGCGCTTTCATGTTGAAACGAAAACCGATGGCACCTTTGAGGTTGTAGAAAGTGACGTTTCAAGTCGATTAAAGATCCGCAAAGGTGGTGAATCAACACTATACGGCTCCCTAAACGCTACAGAGTCGGTATCTTCGAATCGTAGTGTTGAAGTGCAAGGCACTCGCGCTGGTAATAACGTTCCATCGAGCGAGCAAGTTAAGCTGGACGGGTACGGGTTGATTGGTAATCGTCGGGCGGTTTACTTAACGAACGGTTCTAATTCGTCGGATGCTTACGTTCAAATCGCGGTGGGTGGTGCTCATAATGGAGGGGACGCCAAGTTAGACCTGACTCGATCAAAGCTTAGTTCCAGTGTCCCTATCGAAGTACAAGGGAATAAAGTCGTTACAGAGGCGTTTAACCGTACAGAGGTTGTGCGCACCTCTTTAGGTAGTGACAACTCTTGGTGTTTGGTTGCCAATGTAACGATGCCTCAATCAAGCTCTACTGCGGTTATTGAGTTCTTTGGTGGTGCTGGCTTTAACACTGACTTGCACTATCAGTCGTCACGACATCAAATGATTCTGAGAGCCAGTAACGGAAACCCTAAAGGTCTAAATGGTCAGGTTATTACAGACCATCCTAGCGGCTTACCCTTTAGTGAGTTTGGTTGGGTAAATACTAGCGGTGACAATTACGCCATCTATGTAAAAACACGTAGTGCCTACAGTACGAACATTCTTATTCGATACATGTGTAGTCACACCATAACGCCATACGTTAGCAATAAGGGGGCAAGCCAGCCAGCGGGTATTGTCAAAGGGCGAATGGTCACTAGCTATACGTCTTACAATAAAGACTTAGGGGCAATTAACTCTGTTGATGGAAAGGGTTTAGAGCTTGATTACTCTACAAAGAAAACTTGGATTGGTTCTCGTAATTCATCTTGGTGCCACATGGAGACAGAGGCCACCAGCGGCTTTTACTCTTACTCCTCGTTCACCTTTGCTAAAGGGATTGATGTAATGCTCAATCAGAGCATTTCATTAGGTGGGCGAGCTGCATTTCGTAATACAGACGGCAACTGGCTTCGCATCAATGATTTAGGAAAGTTTACTTCTGGTATCTTTTTCGGTAGCTCACTGGTTCGTACTGATGGTGAGTTTACGGCGGGTTCTTGGAGTGGTTCGAATGATGCCGTTCGTATGGATAATAGTTTTATGGATTCGTCATGGGCGACGAATGGCCGTGCGGGATTCAGTATCAACTGTAAAGATAGTTCAAGTGCGCATTGGGCGTTAGCCTCTTACTATGATGGCACCAATATCCGTTCTGGTATTCAGATCCTATCTAACTCAGAGGGTCGGATGCGCTTCTACACTAACCGCCGCAGTAAGTATGTAGACATTAAGGACGGCAATGTATATGCAGGTTCGCCTCAGAGCTCGGCTGGTAACTCTCTCGCACGTAAAGACTACGTTGATAGTAAACTAGCGGGTGTTTCATCACGCGCTGGAGAGGTTGCCTTGGGCTGTAATGCGGGGCTAAGAGAGGGCAATCTTACGATAGATGGCATTACATGGGAGTTCAAGAATTGGATAGGATGCTTCCTCGATCCGTTTGATTTGATTAACTACAACGCTCCGGTTGCTGGTTTTGATGTTCGTGTTGAGGGGTATTACGAAATTGAATGGACTGCGATACGACGCCGCAATGCTTCAAACTCATCGACTGTGTACTCTGCAATCGCCAAAAGCAATAAAATTATAGCGGAGGCTCAAAGTGATTCCAACGACTTCGATGCCGTGCCAACGACTTGTCGATGGGTAGGAAAATTATACTACGGTGAGCTTATTCAATTCTTAGACAGAGGTGCATCCACGCCTATTCAGGGTTCGCATTTCTCGATCCGCTACATCAAGCCATAACCATCAACCAAAGGGACACGATGCTGTCCCTTTTTTTGCAAAAGTTTTCGCATGCGAGAACTTTAAAACATGGCATCCCCTAAAGTTTTCGCATGCGAAAACATGGGCGCATATTGATGCGAAAACCAATATTTATATAATCTTCCTCGTCAAATATCGATTCGACTCGACTATCCTCATTGGAAGTTTTGTATGCGTTGCCGCGCAACAAAACGCTTGGATTAGCCTCTCACCAGCCTTTTGGGTGAGAGGCTTCTTTTTTATATAGGCTCTTGAAATCTAACTTTTTTCCGCAAAACAGCCCTATTTAATACCCATTCAAAAGTAAGTAACGCCCGTCTATTGAGCAAAAGCCACCATTCCGAATACACTCGCTAGGTAATATACTAAAGGGGGATTTAATGCCAGTGTCAGTTGTTGGTGAGAGCTTTGCGATTAGCGTACTGGCTCTATCTGTCCTCAGTGGTGTTGGGTCATATCTCCAAGGCATACGCGAGCAACGTCTAGCTGGTGGATTCCTTGATTTTTTAACCGAGCTAACGCTGGCGTTGGTGGTCGGTTTGATAGTCGCTTACTTGTGTGAAAGCGAGGGTGTGGAGGCTGGTTATACCAGCGCGCTTGTCCTCATTGCGTCGAACAACGGAGCAGACTCGATCAACTTTATCCGCAAGCTGGCTAGCCAAATGTTAGCGAGATTTTTTAATACCGGAGGGCAAGGCAAATGATGGAATTTGCAGTAATTGGCCTAGCCATTGCTGACCGATTTTTGCTTAAACGAAACGCAGTAAAAATACTGCATGCAAACCAGATGGACGATCCCGATGTGATTCGATTCGTTCTTGGTTATCAATCTCAGCGAGCCATAACGAGTGGGACTTTAACCTATTCGTTGCGCAGTAAAAAACGACCAAAAGCCGTCATTACTCGCACACGTAAGCTCGACTTTTCACACGCCGGACATAACAGCGAATACCTGACGTTCGATCGCAAGTTACTCGAACTCGAAGCGGGGGAAAAGCTGCATGGCGAGTGGATTCTGGACGTTAAGATTGAGCGCTCCTGTTCCCTAATCAATCCGCTGTACAAAATCTTTCCTACCTGTACGACATATTCAGAGGAATTTGAAATTGCGTAACAACAGTAAGTTTGCACTAGACCAGTCACATAACTATGTGGTGGTCGATTTTGACAACGTGACCGAACGCGGCCTTAAGAGTCTGATCACTGCGTTAAAACAAGCTGGTGCGACTGTTACAGACGTAGAAGCCTCGAACAAGAGAACGAGACGAGACGGCGAGACAGTTAAACGCGCCAAGTTATTCTTTGATAATGGCCAGTCAATGACGCTGTTTATTGGTGATGAGGGTGATATTTTCCAAATGACACTCAACAGCACTAAACAGCCTATCCCTAGCGTGAAGAACGAGCGCGAGCTTGCGCGTGAAATGGTTCGCCTAATGAAGCGCAACCAAAGCAAGTTTGACAAGCAAGTTGCACGTAAAGCGGCTAAAGCCGTTAAAGACACCTCAGACATTCAACCAGCTACACGTTCTATTGCTAAGCGACTTGAAGAAGCCAAAGCGGCTGAACAAGTCGCTCAGTCCAATTACACCAATGCCCTAGCCGCTCGGGATAGCGTTCGCACTAAGTTGGAAGAAGAACAACGCCGCATAGCAGATCTCGAAACTGCATTAGAGCAAGAGAAGCAAGAAACCAAAGAACTTGAAGCACAATTAGAGGCGGCAAAGTCATGATGTTTACCAGTCAAAATCAAATCAAGATTGTGGATCGCATCGACCATCTGGCCAAGAAACTCTCGCCGGAGCAGATTGAAGCGGTGCTGCAAGGTAAAAACGCCGATCAAATCCTAGAAGCATTGTCACTTGAGGATTTGGAGAACACCTACTTGTATCAGTGCAAACCTGTGCCACAAATGATGCTAGAGGCGTTCAAATCGAAAGCCTCAAGGCTTGAATTTCGTGCTCAGCAATTCGGTAAGCACTTGGAGCGTAAAACCCCTACTTTATCGGTAGAAGCCGTTGAAGTAGGCAAACCGCGCAAGTCTGGTGCGGTTGCTGTCCAAATGGTGAAAATCCCGTTTTCAGATGGCCAGAGCATTTCTATTGCGTTCCATGCGCCGGATAACGATCCGCTAAAAATCAATCCAGATGACACGTTAATCGCGTTCCGCTTTCTAATGAACTCGCGCGATATTACTCACGTAGTCGCGCCAAAGGGCAACATGGATTTATCCCTTAAGGAAGTGACCAACAAGCTAGCGCAGTTGCTTGAAAACAACAGCGAGAAATTTGTCGCTGCTAAGGCCAAGAAAGACGCTGACAAGAAAGCATTGGAAGAAGCGCAACAAAAGGCACAAGAACTTGATGAACAAGCTGCGCAACTAGGCGAAGAAGCTACCGACTTGGAACAAAAGCTCGATGAGCTGGCCAAGAAAGAGAAGCGCTTGGAAACTCAGATTGCTACGCAGAACGAAATCCAAGAAGAACTACGCAAACAGCTTGCTGCTATCAAGCCAGCAGCAAATACAGCAACGAAAAATGTAAACGCTGGTGGTAGCTCGTCTCAAGTGATCGAGCAATGGGACGCTTCATGGACTAAGCAAGAGAAACGCGACTTCATCATTAACCGTGCCTTCAATGGCGATCTTGATGCCTTTGTTAAACAGCTAAGCCAAGAGTTTAAAGACTCATTAGAGTTTGCAGGTGCAGCAAATCAAAACGTTCCTAGCACTTATTCAGAGTCGTATATCAATGATGTGATTTATGACCTCGATAAAGGTGCTATGACGGTATCAGAGCTTGCCGAGGCTAAAGAATACATCCGTGATTCAATTGAAAACGATTTTCCTCAGTTGTCAGACAAAGAACGGGAACGAAAAGCAAATATCGAGCGCAAAGAATGGCTATTGGCTCTTATTGGTCGCAAGACCATTGCTAAGGGCTGGAAGATGGATAAAGGCGAAGATAGCGAGCCGTTTGTCTACTTCGAATCGCCTGACGCGAACGACGATGATAGCTTTGGCCAGTACATGATCCACGCGCGCGATAACCAAACCTTGGCTGTCACTTACGGCGAGGGTTCACCGCTTGCTGGTGGCGACGATCTACAAGGTTGGGAAGCTGCTAAATCACTTATTCTGGCTGACTACGATCGCGAATCTAAGTTGCTTCAAGATACCGATGACAGCAACGAAGAACCACAATCAATTGAGAACGACGAGCCAAACGCGAACGACCAAGACAAAGACGAAACCACGGATAACCTATTCTGGTATGGCCTACGTCTACGCCCTTATGGCTTGGGTACGACGCCGCCACAACATCAAGTGGTTAAGTACCTCGATCCAGAATCGGCTAAAGAGCAATTCGCTGACGCTGGTAATGGCATTCGCCACGGTGCGATCGCTTATGACCAAAAACTGCCACCAGAATTAGTAAGTAACTTTGACCTAGAGCCGCTATTTGGCATGGTTGAGGGCGACCTAGAAGAAGCGGAGCGCATCGCAACCGAAGCGCTAGACCAATGGGTTGAGGACAAAGGCGTTGATGAAATTCCTCAGTCTACGCTCGATACCCTAAAACAAGTGGGCTTCAAAGCAGCGTTCGCTAAGCAGCTACGCCAGCAACCAGAAATGAAGAACCGCAAGGAAAATCCAAACGCGTACAAGCTATGGAGCGCATCGATTGACCTTGTGACGCCGGACATGATTCAAGAGATTGCCGAAGACCTAATGCTGGTTCAAAGCGATGCTGAATTACAGCGCCAAGCAGAACACACGCAAGGCCGCATGCGCTTCCAAGAAGCAGCCCTATCCCAACTTAAGGATATGCAGTCAGTAAACCCAAGCGATCGCAAACGTCTTGTTATGCTAGCTGACCTAACGCTAGGTACTGGTAAAACACTAAAACGTGGCGAGAAAGTGGATGACCAAGCTAAGCGTATTTCAGAACAAGCGCACCTAGTGGAATCACTACAAGGTGAAACCCTAGCGTCACTGGAAGCGCAATTTAAGAACCGCAAAGAGATCACTGATTTCCTAACGGCTCATCGCATTCCATTTAACCGCCGTGCGAAACGCGCTGACCTACTGCAAGCTATCTTGAACTACCGTGACGGATTCTTTAGTGCAACGGCGAAAATGTTCGACCTACGCGCGCTACGTGGCGACCTATACGAGAAGTTTGAGAACGGCGAAGCGTTAGCACTGGATGACGTAGAAAAAGCGTTTAGCGCGACTACGGTTTACCATGAGGGAGACGTAGCTTACACCAAGGCAAAAGGTGAAACCGTCATTCCAGCAATGGCAGACCAAGGCGAGGACTACCAAAAAGTTGAGCGCTTCATTAAGGCGATTGATGACGGTATCTACCCTGACCTATCCGAACTAAGTTCAGATGAGCTCTTTGCTCAGCACTATGCAATGGCAAGTGTTACCAACCAAGACATCCTGGCAATTCATGGTTTTAGATACTTGGATAACGATGAGCAGATCGACAATGAACAGATGGTGCGCGCTATCCATAACTCGGTCATGCCATTGTGGTACACAAAAGCTATCGAAGCGGAATACGAAAGCCGTGGCTTCCCTAGCCTTGCTGCGTTGCCTGACTTGAACCATAAAGGTCAATTCAAGGCGACACGCGAGAAACGCTACGCACCAGTTGGCACTATTGGCCAATCTGATTTTAGCGTTATCGATACGTACACAGGCAAGGTGCTAGAAACTGGCCTAGAGGGCGCAGCAGCGCAGCAAAAAGCGACTCAACTAAACGACCAAGCAGTGAAAGAAAGCACTATTGCAATCTTTAACATGCTTAAGGACGGCAAAACGCTTGAGCAAATTGCAGAGACGGAATACAGCGCACCACTAGAGCCTGTCAGTCCGGCTATGTTCACCACAATCAACGGCTTTGAATCATTGTATTCAACGTTGGCCATTAACGGCTCGGGTTCGCTTCACTCGCGCCCAACACTACGCGAGAACGCCGACAAGCTACTGGCCAAGGTGGACGATGACGGCAAGATTAACGGCATTGCGCTAACCGAAGAACAAGAGAACCAAATGGAAAATACATTTGGCTACAGTTTCTTCTCTGCGAAGTCGAACAAGGGTAAAGAGCTACGCTTTATCGCTAACACCAATTCTCGCAGCTACCTAACGGTTGACGGTGCGAACAAACTGCTTGAGCTATTGGGTGCTAAGAACGCCGTAGAATCTGACACAGCAGATGAAGTGAGCAAGGGTGCATCCGAGGAAGAAAAACAACTTCTCGCACTAGACCCAACTCAATATTCATTTGGCTCAATCTATGAGAGCGAGGGCATTCGAGATACGGGTGAAATCGCTAAGCGAATCCGCGCCTTTATCGCTCAGCTTAAGAAAGCTGGCAAGATCAGTAATGACGTTAAAATCTCAGTACGCAAGCCTCGCTACGGCACACTAGACCTAACGCTGACTGACTTGCCAAGAAACGTCATGCTCTACAATCCAGCTTACCTACAGTTCGAGATTGATAACCCTAACTCGCCAGCGCCACACGGTATGAGCCGTTATACCGAAGCAGTAGATCAGCTGATCGAGTTCGTTAACGCTTATGTAGGCCAATACGACTACAACAACAGCGACACGATGACCGATTACCACGATCGCAATTTCTTTGGTGGCCGCCTAACCGTGGACTTTGATTTTGGTAAAGAGCGCAAAGTGGTAGAGCTCGCGTCTCTAACTGAAATGCACCAGCAAGGCGAACAGGCAGAGGATGACGTATTAGACGTTACCTCATTCCGTGAAAGCCTAGATGAAGAAGAAGCGAAAGCGCTTGAGCAGCTAGAAGCCTTTACCAACCTAGAGCTAAAACTTGGTAAGCAGGAAGTGACTTTCCCAACAGGCCGAGTGAAGTCGATTAATGCGAAAGATGAGGACGGACTCACTTACAGCCTAGACGTTCTATTCGACATTCTAGCGACCGACTTAAGCGAAAAAGCGAAAGCTCAGCTTGAGACGATTAAGGACTGGCAATCTGCGGATACCTACTACAACGAAATAGGCGCATTGGTACAACCAAGTGTTGCGGCAGGTATCCACTCAGTAAATGGCTCAGTGCCAGCGAACGTGTACGCTCCGCTAATCGCCCGTTCATGGTTAAATGAAAGCCACGCTGACATTTATCCGATCGCTAAAGATGGCGAGTACAAGTTCGCGCTATACCAAGGCAACGACTTGATCGGTGAATTTGACGATACAGCGGAAATGGAAGCGCTATTAGTGAAAGCGTTCAATCTAAGTAGTGAGGCGCCTCAATCTGAAACAGAGGGCAATAACGAAGAAATGGAACATGTAGAGAAACTAAAGGAAATCCGAGATTTCACTGGTGAACCTACGCCGGAATTGGTTGATGAGTTCCAAACCGCACTAGAACAGGCTTACGCCCACTTCGAAGCTAACGACCAAATAGCAGAGAACGAAGCGTTGATGGATGCTGCTCTAAGCAACATCACCAGCATGATCCAAGCGCAAATCTAATCACAACCAAGGCCGCCACTTCGGCGGCCTAAACCGGAGAGAATCAAGTGTTAAGCTTAAGAGAAAAAATGACGCTCAACCGCGATGCTGCGGGTTTGTTGAAAGAGCTTAAGAGTGGCCAGCTATCGATTGGTGAACGCATCAAAAAGAACCGTGAGCTGGTGGAAATTCTTAATAAACTGACAGGCGCTAACCAAAAGGTTGAGCAGGAACCGGTATCAAGTTCGGATGAGCCAATATCGGTAGAAGAATTTTCCAAGTTAGGCCGCTCCGATAAGATTGAAAAGCTCAATGAAGTGCTACTTCTGCCTAACTGGTACGAATACGAAATGGCGTTTTTCCCTAACTACCAAATGGTTGAAAAGGGGGATAACTACGTTGTTTACAAGGATGGCGAAAACTTCCAGTTTGGCTACAAGGGGCATGTTGCGCGCGGTTTGGACTACTGGAAAAACGATGCGGGCTCAGCCAAGAAAAATGGTGGTTTTGGTAGCTGGTCGCGCGCTGACCGTAGCAAGGCTATCAAGATCATCACTAAGCACATTGAGCAGAATGAGCGCGACAATGGCGAACGTCCAGTTGAACAAAGCGAACTGGTTGCGAGATTCCTTGCAGGGGAGTTTAATACAGCCAAGCCATCGTTGTTTGTTGATGTAATGCGAGACGTTCACTCAGAGGGCTTGGAGCTAGATAGCATCAAGCAAAAAGCGATTGAATGGTTCGAGCACAATCCTGACAAACTGGCCGCTTAAGTTTTCGCATGCGAAAACTTTTCAGAGAACTTGAGAAAAAACGATGAATGTTTTCACTAAAATCCGAGCAGACTATTACTACAAGCAATCTTTAAACCTTGCACTAGCAGCCAGCGAACGTCATAACTACGCCAAGGCGCTTTTCGCATTGCTTAAGAGCCTTTAATCCTTTTCCCTATCCCAAAAGTTCTCGCATGCGAAAACTCGCCACCTAAATGTTTCAGCGTGGATACCCCTCCCGAAAGAGGGAGGAGAGGAGCGCTGCCCTTTCTAGTTAATTCTATTGTGGTGATTAGGGATTATACGACAAAGCTTGCTCACTATAAATTCCGAACACAGCATTAAAATCAACGCTTTTACACTTGCCAGATTGCATATAAAAAATTATATTAAAAAACGACTTGCAAAACCTATTTTTTTGGAGTTAATCTATTTGGGCACTGGCAAAATCCAGTGTCGAGATTAGCCTCTCGAAACTTAACAGGCGCAAGTCGCCAGCACCCTGCTGGTTTTTTATTGCGTGAAATCTGCACATCCTAATTATGGTGGGCTGTTTTGGGAGCACTTCGGTGCGCCGTTTCCTGTTAAGCGGTAAGGCTAATCCCGAATCAGCTCACCACCACTGGTTAGCCTCGGTTTTGGTGAGTTAAACAATAACTTAACAGGACTGAAATCATGATTGGCACTTCTACAATCAACATGCGCGCCGCACTTCAAGCTGCGCAAGACTACCTCTCCCAAGATCTAAACGCGCCTGTAGAGCTTCTTTGTCAGGTCTACAACGCCTTACAACCTGTCGATTGGAACGATTCGCCAGAACAGCATTTTCAAGATTGGCTGCTTTGTGGTGGTGATCTTCGCGTTGATTCAATTCTGGACGCTCAATATCTGTTTTGCTCGGGGTTTGAACTTGCCCTAGAAAAAATGGACTTCCAGACAAGTTAAATCAGGAGAGAAAGCCCCGTTTATTGCGGGGCTAACTCAATGAGTTAAGTCAAAAGCGTTTGTAAGACATGAAAGAGATCGTAATCAAACAACGGTTTTATCCAACTGATGATCAAGCTGAACTTCTAGCAAGAACGTTCGGTTGTGTGCGAACTGTTTACAACAGAATCCTACGTTGGAGAATTGACGCTTACCGTAATGACAAAATTAAGGTGAACTACAACGCAGCATCAAGCCGATTGACCGAGTTTAAGAAAGATCCGGAGTTAAGCTGGCTTAATGATGTTTCTTGTGTGCCTTTGCAACAATCACTACGTCACCAGCAAGCTGCTTTTAAGAACTTCTTTGAGGGTCGAGCAAAATACCCTGTCGAAAAAAAGAAACGTCACAAACAGTCTGCTGAGTTCACCAAATCTGCATTTAAGTTCCGCGATGGACAGCTATTCATTGCCAAGTCCAAGCAGCCACTTAATATCCGTTGGAGTCGTGAACTACCTAGCGAACCAACCACAGTCACAATCTCAAAAGACACCACAGGCCGATACTTTGTGTCTATGCTATGCCGTTTTGAGCCTAAACCAATGCCTGTAACCGCTAAAACGGTTGGTATTGATTTGGGTTTAAATAACCTGTTCATCACAGATAGCGGTGAGAAAGTCGATAATCCTCGCCACTTCAAACACTACCAAAACAAACTGGCATACCTACAGCGTCAACTCGCCAAGAAAAAGAAAGGCAGTAATAATCGCGCTAAGGTGCGCCAGAAAGTAGCCCGTCTACACGCGAAAATTGCTGATAGTCGATTAGACAACTTACACAAGTTGTCTCGCAAACTGATAAACGAAAACCAAGTTGTTTGTGTTGAATCGCTACAAGTGAAGAACATGCTCCGCAATCCAAAACTAGCAAAACACATCGCTGATGCGAGTTGGGGTGAGTTCGTTCGCCAACTCAAATACAAAGCAGAATGGGCTGGACGAACTATCGTTGAGATAGAGCGCTTCTTCCCTAGCTCAAAGCGTTGTAGCTGTTGTGGATTCGTACACGAATCAATGCCGCTTAATATCCGAAACTGGACTTGTCCAGAATGCAATACGCACCATGATCGTGATATTAACGCAGCGAAGAATATAAAAACCGCTGGACTGGCGGGGTTAGCTTAGGGAGCGACTGGATCGGGGATAGCCTCAAAAGAGGCTATCTAGTGAAAGCGTGTTGAACTAAGAATCCCCTAGCGAATTAGCTAGGGGAGTATGTCAATGCTGCGAACAACCGAAGCGCAAAACGCATGACACTGGCATTTAAGGCAATGGCCGAGGCAATCAATAGTGAGCTGCTTCACCAAGGCCAAGCGCTCGGGGATATGTTTGGCGGCGGCGGTGCATCGCTTATTGATATTCTTGGGCGTGTAAATCAAGAGCTAGAAAACGAGGGGGTACAAACAGGCTTTATGTTCGAGTCTAGTGTGCAACTGGACGAACTTGCAAACGCTTCGAGGCATGCTATAAAATAGTTCTTGGCATATATTGCCTATACAACCTTTATAGACACAAAAACGCCAGATTTAATTGTCAAATCTGGCGTTTTTGCATTTGGGAGTAGGGGATGTTTACTATCAGGCATCGTTATCACTACGGGCTAATCGACATAAACGAAGACGGCGTTGCCGATGGCCATTCAGTCGCAGGGAATGAGATCCCCGCTTTAAGGAAAGATGGCGAGTATATCTACAGGCCATTTAAAGGGGCGCTAGATAATATCTATCTACTGCATATCCAAAAGGTAAAGCTGGTGAATATCGTCGCTTATTGCGATGACGAACTAGGGCTATTTGGCTGGCAAGACGTGCCGCTCGATCACTATGTGGTTGGTGTCTACCGTGACGGCGGGTATTACGTCCTAACGAAAAACGGGCAGCTAATTAGCCACCCGCTTTAAAAGTTTTCGCATGCGAGAACTTTACACACGATACCCAACTAATTGAGCTTCACCAACTGGCACTTGCTCAAGTTCGCCATCATCAAACAGTACCGTTAGCTTGTCGCTATGCTTACCAGATGCGAACACCAAACCATGACGGTCATTAACCATCACACAAATGCTGGTAGGCTTTTGGTTTGCCGTAGGCTTTTTGCTTACTGGTGTCTTATCGGTCTTTTCTGCTTTCTCTGGTTTGCTAGGTTGAGGTGCAACTTCCACCTTGCTATCTAGCTCGCCAGTGCGCAGTTTTACACAATCTTGGCGTGTTAGCTTCTCGCCGCTTTCCAGCGCTTCACGAACGCGCTCAGAGTTATCGACGGTTGCTTTGCGTAGTTCGTTGATGGACTCTACATCACCAATAATCCCTTTTTGGAATGCTTCCAAAACAAAGTCAGGGGCTTTAAGCACATTTAGGTATTTCGAAATGTAGCCGTCTGATTTGCCAAGGCGCTTAGCTAAGCCACGGTTATCAAGATTGTGCTTTTTCTTAGCTTGGTCAAACGCCTTACCCAACTCGATTGCCGTTAAATCTTCACGTTGGATGTTTTCAATAAGCTGGCCAAAAATATCGCCCTTTTCACGGACAATACATTCAACGTGAGTCAGCTTGTCGCTCAACATAGCGGCGCGCCAACGTCGTTCACCCTCTTGGATTTTGTATCCCTTGCCATCGAACGGGTAAACAACGACAGGTTGAATTTGGCCGTTTTCTTCTAGGCTTTCGCATAACTCAAGTAGTGATTCATCGTTAAATTCTTCACGAACTTGCTCAACTGAATACAAAGAGTCTTTAGGGATAGCCAGCACTTTCGCTGCATCGCGGATTTCTACCGCTGATTCATCCAAGAGATTATCTAGGTCGCTAAGCTTGATTCGATCTCTTAAGCTTTTGGTCATGCTGTCACCTCTACCATGCGCTTGCAAAGCTCATCACAAACCGCTGTAAAGCCGAATTTATCAGCCGCTTTAGGGTTGGTTTCAATCAGTGCTTTGCCTTGGTTTAGAGCTTCACTTACGCGCGTTGTTTTAATCAGTTTGTTTTCAAAAACTAGGTTGCCGTACTCTTTACGAAGTTCCGCTTCCTGTTCGCGCTGGTCGTTTGTAATGTTGGCTTCGATAAGGTTTAGGACAATGCCTAATACTTCCAAGTCAGGGTTCATTCGACGGATTTGGCGCGAGGTCTTAACCAGCTCATTAACGCCTTTGATCGACATTTTTTGTGCTTGGCTAATGATAAGTAGCTTGCTGGCCACAAGTAGCGCTGCATGCTGTAGCGCGTTCGCCGCTGGTGGACAGTCGATAAAGATATAGTCGTAGTCGTCTTTGATAAGGTCGATAGACTCAGCCACGTTTAAGATTTGTGATTGAGTAATGTTACCCATGCGCTTATCGCCGCCAATAACGTGTACGTTTTCGCTGACTTCGAAAGGTTTAGCCTTTACTGGATTTTCAAAAAGGTTGTAAGCGTTGTGTAGGCAGCTCGCAGATGTGTACTCTGGATTCTCGACCATTTCCGGTGCGATTGAGCCGCCTAAGTTGTTTTGTGGGTCAAAGTCCAGGAATAGACATTTGTTGCCTTGGCTAGCGATGCTAATGCCAAAGTTGTAAGTACAAGTTGTTTTACCAACGCCGCCTTTTTGGTTGGCAATCGCCATGATAATGCTCATTAATTAATTTCCTTTGCTGGTGGAATTTGTTTGCTGTTTTGGTTTGCTCAGTGCTACCTCAAGATCCTCGATATAGCACTGAACTACGTAATCAGTTGTACCGCCGCCGTGCATTGCTTTGTAAATAGCAGTGTGGCAAGGGCTTACACCCTTAACGCCATCAATGAGCTGCTTGGCTTTTCTGGTACTTCCTGCCTTTTGGACTAATTGATTTAATCTTTCGCATCGTTCCTTGGATGCCATATCAATGCCTCTCGATTGTTGTCACTGGCAACATGTACACACTATACGTTGCCAGTAGCAACAGTACAAGAAAAAAAGTAACAAACAGAACCAATTGCACAAGTTTTCGCATGCGAGAACATCAGATAAATTGTGAGATTGATTCCATGTGTTTTCGCATGCGAAAACTTTTTGACAATTCTATTACTTAACTAGGTTACAAAGAGCAGCGTCAACAGGCATAAGAAGGGAACAGCACCCAGTTGCATAATTCATTGTTTTTAATAAAAAATATTGAAAAACCTGTTGAATATGAAAATTATTTCATATACATTAAATTACAGATAGGCGGCAACAAAACTATTAGGGGTAGGATTGATTGCATCAAAGCTTATCTGTTCAACGTGCAATCCCCGCCATTTGTTCAGTGGCGGGGTTTATTTTTTCTATCTCAAAAGTTTTCGCATGCGAGAACTTTAAAACATCCCATTCCGTATAGTTTTCGCATGCGAGAACTTCTTACCAAATTCCATGCAAAAAAATACCCGCCAAAAATGACGGGCATATGAGAAAAAGTTTTCGCATGCGAAAACTTAACGCATCGATTTGCTGTTAACACTCCACGCTTCGAGATTTACGTCCTCGATAGAATATTCAAATTCTTCATCATCGACGTAGTAGGTATGTAGGTTTGCTTGCCAGTAGCCTTTATCAACTTGCTCTTGCTGGTACGCCCACGCAGCACACAACAAAATCGCAGGGTCTTCGAAATTGAAGTGTTGCTCTGTGATCACTTCTGAATCGCTGCCAAGGTCATAACCATGCTTGGCCATGAGCGATTTAACCGCCCACCAATAAGCGCCATAGTGACGGTACATGAGCGGATTGGCTTTAAGTGTTTTGTAAATGCCATCTACTTGAGCTTGGATAAATGCTTCTTTGCTTTGCGCTGTTTCTAGCGCCTCATCGAGTAAGGGCTGTAGATCTTCAACGGTAGGCAATTTCACTTGGGTAATCATTGTTGTCTCCAAAAAGTTTTCGCATGCGAGAACTTTTCGCATGCGAAAATTTGAGTTAGGCAGCTTCGGCCATTGTGTTATGAATGGTTAATAGCGATTTCGCTAGCAATTCCAAATCCGCTTTCGCAGAGATAAACCACCAGCCGCCATTAAATTCACTGCTTGCGTTTGATGCGAAGTCAGCGCCGTACTCGGCCTTAGCTTCCTTGTCACCAGCGAACATCACTTTAAGCGAACCTTTAAGGCCATTGTTGTCCATCAAACCAATGCGCTCGTATGGCTCTACAACAATCTCTTTTCGGTTGCGACCGCGCTTAGGCTTCCAGCTAATTGGTGAAGTCACCATTTTAACGTCGATGCCAATGCCTGACATTAGTTCGCTAAACTTCTCGATGCTCTCTACGTTAATGGCAGAGATATTATCGATTTTCACTTTCTGCGTTTCGGTCACTTTAACCTCGGCCTTTTCCGGCTTATCCGCATTTAGGTACTTCTCGATAAATTCCTCACGCTGTGCGCTGCGATAAGTGAATAGCGAACCATACGCACCTTTCATGCGATTCAATGACCAGTCATCCGAGAAGATTAGGCCATCACCGGATAGGAACTCACGTTCGCCAATAGCGTGTAGGTCGGCACATACCTTAAGCATGGTTTCTTGTGAGTTTTCGCCGTAAATCGCATCGACCTTTTTCAGTAGGTGAGTATCGGTCGTTGGTTTGTATTGCGTCATCCAGTACGCGATCTGTGATAGACGTTTCGCACGGTCAGGGTCGTTAGCCACCAGCTTAGTGAAGTCAGCGAATAGCTTATCTTCCAGCTCTGTGCGGTATTCGCTAGAGCGTTCGGTCAGAATATCGGTGTAACGAGTGAACTCACGAGCCGATAGGCGGCGCGCTTCGTGTGCGTTGGTGTAACCTGTCCATTTCAAATTGCTTAGATGGTTATCTAGCTCTTTAAGGAAAGTGATAGACGTTTTGTAAGTCGTCTCTGCTTTCAGTAACGCTTCTTGATAAAGCTCAGGGTATTTTTCCTCGAATGCTTTGATCTCAAGTGTCACCAGTTCAACAACTTCCTGTTCGCTCACTTGGTTGCCGTTTTCCATCGCCTGTTTGTCCCAATCGCTACCGATAAAGAAACTTAGAATGTCGAGTTCCAACATCACGCGACCTTTATCTTCCAATTGCTTGGTTACTTGGTCGAGTAGGGCTTTCACGATCGCTTTATCGCTCGCATCTGGATAAATCAGCGTTTGGTCTGGTTCAACATCCAGTCCCCACGGCGTAGAGAATGAGCCGTCAGCATTGCGCACCAAACAACGGCGGCTGTTACCGTAGGCTTTCATTTTCTTTTCTGCGACCAGTTCAAAGAACGTCTCACGGTCAAACGTATGAGCGACTTCACTTAGTGGTATACCTTGGAGCGCTTTTGCTTCTAGCGCAGCTCTATCCTGATTCACTGGCGCAATTTCAATGATGCGCTCAACAGGTAGATCGACATAGTTGCGTGACGCTGGTTCGCCGTCCATTTCAGTAATAAAGCCGTCCACCGTGCCAGATTTACGGTCGAAGTTGGTTATCATAATTGTTGCTTTTGAATCGTACTCGGCGCTCCAAGAACGGCTCTTAACTTCGGCTTTGTAGGTGTAGCCATTACGCACAATCACACCGTTGCGAACAATGTACAACTCTGGATGAGTTAGGAAGTCAGGGTAATCCTTTAACACACCGTCATTGATGGCCAGCTCCATTGCTGGTTTCAATTTCTTGATGGTATCGCTCGCTTTGTCGCGGTTTTTGATCGCTGCCTCATAGGTTTTGATTTGGCTTTCTAGCGCAAACAGTCTGCCTTTGGTGCGTTGGTAGTTTTTGTGCTGCCAACTGCCGCGCTTCTCGCCCTCTGCACGTAGGCGATCTTCTTCCACCTCTTTGCGTAGTGGCTCTAACTTCTCGCGTAGTTCGGCCAACTCGCCCTCAACCGCACTCACATCCAAAGCAAGCATTTGGGTGGCTTTGATGTACTTGCTGACGTTAATACTTGCTAGTCGGCGTTCCTCTAATTTGCGCTTGCGCTCAGCTTGACGCTTAGCCGCTTCGATACGGGCTTTCGCTTCTTCTGGATTTGCTGCCAGCATGATTGCAGTTTCGTCGGCTGCGTCTGCATCGGCGTTCGCAATGTACTTTTCATCACCTTTGAACATTGTCTCAATCCAAGTGGCTTTGCGTTGGATTGTGGCCAAGCGGAAATCATCGAATGAGCCTTTCGACGTGTAGTAGTGAACGTTCACGCTGTTTTGTTTAGAGCCAACACGCGCGCCACGGCCATTACGCTGTGTGATACTCATTGGAGTCCAAGGTAGCGTTAAGTGGTGAATATCGGTTGTGCCATGATGCAAGTTGATGCCGACTTCGCCTTTTTTATTGAGGATCATGAATTTGTATTTCGAGGTGTTGTAAGCATTGGCCATTGCTTCCAAACCCGCTTCCTCATCGTCCTCAGTCGCTTTAGAGCCTTTCTTACCCGCAACGGTATCGCTGTTCAAAATGCCGATTTCAGACAGCTTACAACCAACAAAATCCGCAATGATTCGTGCGACTTTCTTGTGCTGTGTTTTTTCTTCGGTAAAGACAAGCTGCTTACCGCCAGCCAGATAAATCTCGCGCGCGTTCTCAAGGAACTTGGCGTACTTAGGGGAGACAGGGTGCGTAAATTTCAACTTGGCCTTGTCACAAATGTTTGTGAATCGGTCATCAAGTTGCTGGTGGAGCTGAACCACGCAGTGATCGCCCTCGACCTTAACGCTCTTATCAACCTTAACTTGGATTTTGCTTAGCTTAACCGTGCCGTCTGGTGCCACATCCTCAAAAGCGACCGTGACGGTATTTGGTAGCTTAGCTACTGCCGCCTCAACCTCTTTTTTGTTGTCCTTGGCGAATCGGTAGGTAACACGCTCATAGTACAAATCAAGGTCTGTACTTACCTTGTCCATTTTACGGATTAGGCCGAAAACCGTGTCGTTAGGGTATTGCTCTACAATCTCTTGGTTTTCGTCTTTGTCTGGATTACTGATTGCGTCAGCGCGCTGGCGTAGTTCCTCATATAGCGCTTCCTGTTCGCCATTCATTTGGACAACGCTTTGCTGGCTAATCAGGTCAGGAATGTGAACGTTGGCACCAACGGATTTAGCATCCTCGATCGTCATGTAGCGGTTAACGATGTTTCGAAGTGCGTCTAGGTTTTGGAATCCGAGTAGGGCTTCACGCTGTTCAACTTCGCCCGAAATCTTAGTAACCAGCGCTTCGCCAGTCTTACCAAACATGCGGATAAAGTCGTCGCTGTCAAAGATCCCCATCTTGGCAAACGTGTCTGCCGGAATGATGTGGGACAGCATATTGAACATATCAACAGGGCTGTTTACGGTTGGCGTAGCTGTTAGGAAGTAAACGCCTCGACCGTCATTGCGAGCCTTAATGACGTTGTTCTTAAGCTGCATATCGATAGCGCGATCGGCTTGCGCTTGGCTAGGCAAGAATGCCAGATTGTTTCGGTATGAGCCGCCCTTGTACGAGTTGCGGAAATCATGCGCCTCATCGACCATAACCGAATCGAACAGCAAGTCCTCAAAGTACGGTAGTTCTTCGTTTTTGGCCGTACCATCGTCAGCATATTTCGCTTCAAAGCGCGCGTTCTTCGCTTGCTCTGTGTGGCTTTCCGCTTCCTTAACTAGCTTGCTTGAACCAGCAATCAAACCAGCATCGCGCATTTCAAGCACGTTGGCCGTAATGGTGTCCGGCTTCAATGGAATGCGGTTGTACACGTCTTTTGTCATTACCACGATGCGAGCGGTTGACTGTGTAAGCTGGTGGAGCTGTTCTGCTACGCGCTTGCCGTTTGTGTCTACGGTCAGTTTGGCGCGCAAGATAGGGCCGCCTTTCTTGTCTAACTTCGGTTCGCCCGTTTCATCTAATACCGGTTCCCGAATGATTTTTCCGTCATCGTCTTTGTGAACTTCAAGGCCGATAAATACCTTGTCAGATAGATTGCTTTCACCAAAGAACAGGTCGGACTCATAGAACCAGTTCTCTAACACGGATTTAGGAACAACGATGGCCACACGGTTGGCGCGTTTGGTTTCTAGGTTGTGCTGCACGAGGCCAAGGCCAGTGAGCGTTTTACCCAAGCCAGTACCAAAGGCAATAATGCCGTTACCGTCTGCACTGTGACGGCGAATCGTTGAGTTTTGGTAAGGTAGGAACTCAATCGCACCAGATACGCCATTTAGCGTTAGTGGTGAGTCATCAAACTCCGGCTTAATCCAACCGTTAAACGTATTGTTGTAAACCTGTTCCAAGTATTCTGAATGGTCAGATGATGCAATCCATGTGGAAAACTCATCATCGAGGCGGCGCATTTGTTCACGGATAAGTGATTTATCTTCGTTCTTACTACCGCCACGAACCGCACCATAGTTGATGTACGATTCAATTTGACGCTCAAATCGCTCATCGCTGTTCGCTGCTTTACCTTTCACGCCATTACGAGTTAGGCCATCAATCCATTCGCCATCACGCCAACGGTAGCCAGTAAGGTATTGGCCGGATTCGCTTTGCACGAAATCTTCAAAGCCGTCCTTATCCTCGGTAAAGTCGCCCAAGATAAATTCCGTGTAGCCACGGTCATGCAGGAACTCAAGCATGATGTTTTTAGGAATCCACTTATCGGTAAGCTTCATCTTCACATCGGCAATCGAGATCTTGTTTCGCTTAGATTCAATGGCTTGGATTTGGCGCATGATGTTAGCTTTCACGGTATCGCTGGTGGCCGATACTAATTGTGTGGTTAGCTGATCCATGCGCTTACCGACTAGGCCAGTCGTCGCTTTGTGGAATGCCGTCACCGTGCCGTCAGGATTTACCGCTACCTCATCCATGTTCGCTAGGTAATCAAGCAACTGCTCATCGCTCATCGCATCGATACCGCTTGCGGTGTAATACGTGCGAACGTCATGCAGTGTCAGTGTGGTTATGCCTAGTTCACGGTCACATAGATGGAACACGTCACCAATGCGAGACGAACTGTATTGAACGGTCAGCTCACGCTTAAGGTCGCCTTTGAGTAGGTCAGACAGTTTGCCCTTAGAATCGATCGATGAGTGGTAGTAATTCCATGCAGAGACGTACTTCTCGCTTAAGTTGCTTAGCGCTTTCTTCGATACCTTAGAGCCGCCCATTAGTGCGTTCAGCTCTAACACTTCGCCGCTTAACTTCACGCGATATTGTTCGGTCTGGAAGTCCTCCGCGCCCATTGCCATGTTGGCCAAGTCGCTATTGGATGTCGTTCGGCTACCAGCAACCAGCGTTGCAAGTGTTTGAACTTTCATGCCAAGTAGAATGCCTTTGTAAGCGTGTTCTTGGCTTGCTTTTGGCAGCTTGGCAATCTCGCGCATTAGGGCTTTAAAGTCGTCATGACACAAGTAACCGTAATCTTCGAAAAGCTTGAGCGCTTGGCTGGCCGATAGCTTAAGCATCGATTCAGTAGAGTAGGTGATAGAACCGATCTCATCGGTGTTATCTACGCCATAGGTCGCCTTACTGATAACGCCTGTTTTCGCATTGCTTTCAGATAGCTCCCATTCGCCATAAATCATTTCGTACTGCTGGCCATTGCGGAACATCGTGTCTCCATCGGAGTATTTCGCGCTCACTGGCTCGCTAACCGCTTCATCGAGTAACATCCAATCAATGCGACTGTCAAAGCGGCGCATTAACGACTCTTTAATATCATCGTTAGAACGGTTGCCACGCTTCACGACTTTGCGCGCAAACTTACCTACGCCCTCAACAGTCTGTTCGCCGTTGATGAATTTCTTACCCTCGCGCTCGAACCACTTACCTTTGAGCCAAGTGTCCCAAAGTACGTTAGATTCAATCAGCGTGTCACGGTCGGCGCTATCAATCAGTGCTTTCGCTTGGTCGCTGTGTTTGCGCCAGATAACAAGGTCAGTTACTACGCCCGTATCAGCGAACGTGCCCGTTGGTAGTCGGTGCGCGCCCAAAAACTCCGCTTTAAGCGCGAGTTGTGTACGCCACTTCTCAAGGTTTTTCGCATCACAAATACGAGTTGGCAGCACTAGGGCAATCAAGCCACCAGCTTTCGCTTTATCGATAGAACGAGAAACGAAATACTGATCAGCGTACTTAATGTCTTTGTACGCTTTGTCTTTCATCGCGCTAGCGTCTCGAACACCATAAGGCGGGTTGCCGATCACTAGGTCAAAGTCGCCAATGCCAGGATTAGTTGCTACCGCTTCGAATGCCGATTGGATTACATGGTCTTCGGGGTGAAGAATTTGGTTGATGGCCGCTGAGGTCTGATCCATTTCTACCGATGTAGTCAGGGTGCCTTTAGGTTTGGTTTCGCTAAATACGCCCACGCCCGAACTTGGTTCAAGTACGCTACCGCCAGTAAAGTCATAGGAACGAACTGCATCCCAAGTCGCGCTCGCCAGCCATTTAGGCGTGTAGTATTCGTTGGTGGAGCCACCGATACCGCCAAAACCTGTGTAGTCGCGCAGAGCTGCTTTATCTTCGGGTGAAACGTTGGAGTAGTCGCCGTTGTACTTGGCGAGAATATCTTTGGCTAGTTGGTTAGCCTTAAGGCGCTGGTGGCCTTTTGGAGTGTCGCTAATATCGACAGCGAGCAAGGCTTCAAACTGGCGTACCAGTTCATCGATTGTTGTCGCCTGTTCAATACTGCGGGTTAAGTCAGTGTTCATTGAACGTGCCTTTTATTCTTTAGATAAAAGCCAAAAAAAAAGTCGAGCTTTCGCCCGACTTTTTCCTTTCCTATTCCCCATCCCAAAAAAACGCCACTATCAATATCAATTTAAGTTAATGAATAATCTAAAATATCTAAGGAAGTAGATTTTTAGGGACGAGAAAATTATTCCGAACACAGTTGTTATCATCAAGAATAAAAATTAGTGTTTTTGGTGAGTAACCAAGATTCAAAGGCAAGCAATTGAACTTTGACTGAAAAAAATTTACGCGTATAAAATCAATGATTTATTATCGTATTGGTCACATTGACGCGATGCGCTATCATCCAAGATCATCCCCATCCCTGTAAAAAGCGCCTCAAATTACCGAGGTCGCACATGTCGCAAAACAAGGCATCAATTGGGCTAGCGGCAGCTTTAAAACAAGCGTTCCCTTTCTTTAACGAGAATGACGATAAAGAGAGTGGGATCAGTTTTGAATCTGGCGCTGGATACACGGGATCGCCATTCCACGATCGCGAACACCAATTAGATGAAAGCAACGGCGCTCTGACCAATGACGGTCGAAAAAGCTCAGACCGCTTTTTTCTGCACAAGCTGCCGAAAGATCGCTTCATGCTATATCCGATACTCAAGGAAATGGCCGAGGACAGCACGATTGATGCCGCGCTCAATCTGCACCTTGGTCACGCTCTTTCGGTATCAAACGACAATGGCATGGCTGTGTATCTTCATCCAACCGATGAGAAGTACGCCGAGTACGTAGGCCGTCTTAACCGAGAGCTGCTAACTCCAATCAACGAAAACCTAATGAACTGGACGTATTCAACGCTGGTTTATGGGGTTAACTATGTTCGCCCATACACGAAAGAGGGCGTGGGTATTACTCACTTTGAGGCCAACTACTACACGTTGCCAAACCAAATTCGTGAGTACGAACGTTCGGGCGAGCTAGCGGGATTTACTGCGGAATATCTACAAACCCGAGCGAACGGCGAACAGGTACGCCTTGCCGAGCCTTGGGCGCTTATCCCACTAAAAATGCCAATCTGGCGACCAGATATGGATATACCGCCAGTTAACTACACTGGCCAGCGCTACTCACTTTATGACGATGCGTATTCACGCATGCCAATCGAGACGCAGAACTACGGCACATCCATTCTTCTTACCTGTTTTGAGGCTTGGTCGATGCTTCGCCAGTCCATTGCAGCGCTCGGCGCAAGTCGTGTGAATGCTTCACTTATCGATCGCATGGTAGCGGTAAACACTGACGGCTTAGATGCGGCCGGAGCTGCGGAATACATCAACATGGTCGCTGACCAGATGAAGCAAGACCGTCAAGAGGTGGTAGACCGTTCCCGCAAGCTAGGTTTCATTCCAACCGTCATCAACACGCTATTGCCATTTATGGGCGGCGCTAAAGGTGGCTTGCAGATCGATACCTTTACCACTGACCCGAATATCTCCCACATCGAAGACATTATGTTTCACCTTAAACGCTTAGCCGGAACGCTTGGCGTAGACCCATCCATGCTTGGGTTTGGTGATCTTCTTTCTGGTGGACTAGGCGAGGGCGGCTTCTTCCGCACATCGATTCAATCTGCACTACGCGCCAACCAAATCCGCGCAGCCGTGGTGGCGTTCGTTAAGCGCGCTATCGACATTCACACCATCTACCGAGACGGCAAGGTGTGGAATGACAACGATATGCCATTCGAGATCCGATTTAACTCACTCAACACTGCTATCGAGCAAGAGAAGTCGGCAGCAATGGAGTCGCAAGCGAACTACGCAACCATCCTGACTACCGTGCTTGACCTTATCGAGCAATCCCCAATCGGCAAGTCTCCGAAACTTAAAAACCATCTTTACACGTCCGTTGTTGGCCTCGATTCCGAGCTGGCCAATGAAGTCATTTCCGAGCTCGCGGCTCAAGTGGCCAAGAACGACAAAATGATGGAATCCATTGGCATGACTGACCAAAGCGAAGCGGAACGATTCGTTAGAGACGTAGTTCTCGACCTACTAACCGAAATCCAAAGCCATTAATGGAGAAAAGAAAGTGACAGCAAAAGCACTTAAACAAGTATCCGACCGTTTCAGCCTATTCAATGACGGTCGAAAACTTAGCGCCAACAAGCGCAATTACATCATCAAAGCCGTGCAAGCGATGATCAACAGCCCACGAACTCAAGAGCTATTACGACTAGGCGAAGCGTATGGTTACTATGGCCATCAATCCCGCCAACGCGCTAATAAGCTCTCAATCGGTGAAACTGAGGTGATCATGATTAATGGTCGTCCGGTTGTGGTAGAAAACGTGCCATCTAACCGCACAGTCTCTATCACCTGTTCAGATGACGGTATTGTTGAACACACTCAAGAGTTTTTAGATACCGATACAGGCCGTATCGCTTTAGGTTTGCACAATAGCCGTGCTGGTGGTTGGAGTTGGGCGACTGGTGGCCAAGATACACGCGAGGCATCGATCACGACTTCATATCACGGTATGGACTACGTGTTGCAGCCGAACTATATCAGCCTAGACCATCCGGCCATGATGATGGAAAGTGCGAACAGCAAGCAAATGATCCTCGAATCGCTACAGGAACAAGGTTTTGATGAGGAATCCGCGCGTAATATCTACGCGAACATGACTCAACAGACCAATGTTGAGCTTGTCGGTGATCTTACTAACCAGCTTATGTACCTAGAAAGCGTGAATGCAGAGTTGCGTGAAAAGGTAGAGCAAAACGCTAAGGCAACCTCGATGCTGCTTGATGTTGTGGACTCTTTACCTATCTATGTAACCGATGCGCAGCGCAAAGCGATCGCCAACATGGCCACCAAAGAAGATCATCAAGTGGTGCGAGCCATGTTTGAGTCGCTAGGTTCCCGAAAAATGGCAACTTTACCGACAAATAGCTACGTTCCAGTAGAGCAAAAAGTGAGTGTTGCCCCTCAAATTAAACAGCAATTCGTCAACTTCGGATCTTCATCACGAAAATTCCAATAAGTTGATCAATTAAAAAGCGCCACCAGCGATTAGTAATTAAGTACAAAAAACACTCAATTAAATCGAAAATGCTGGTGGCCAATTCGGAATTTTATAAATCACTAGGCGCGACAGGACGCAAGTAGAGTTTATCTTTCTTGAAGTGCGTTGGTCGCCAGTCCCAACCAGCGATAGATACGCTATCTCGCGCGCCAGCAATATACGACACTGAGCGCAACACATTGACACCCTTATCAAAGTTAATCGCCTTATCGGCCTTTAGAACGAGTCTACCGTCTTTTTGGCTATGCAAACCAAAGGTGCAACCTGAGATTGTTACTAACAAATCCAACGGTAGCGCTGGGGCGTTCTTTTTCGGGAACTGTCGGCGCTTAAATTGTTGTTTTAATTGGTTAACTTGAGTTTCTAATTGCTGTTCAGCACTTGGTGGGGGAGTAAATTTCATCACAGAGTTATCCACAAAATTCGGCGTGTTCGGAATATTAACACGTCCAAAAGGAGTTTAAATAGATAAAATTTTTGGTAAACTCTAGCGCCAGATGGTAACGCACCTTGTTCGGAATCGCTTTGATACAGGGACTTGTTTGATCAACCATTTACGATCAATAATAGGGGAGTTTTTCTGTAATTAGATCATGGCGATACCGTGATAGAGAGAAAGTGATTCGATTTCGGGCAACAGAAAATAAAAAAGCCCGCTTTGGCGAGCGGGCTTTTTTACTGAAATCGAGCTTTAAGCGGCTAACTTAAAGCATCACGACAGACGAACTTAAGGAAAGTCATTATGCCGTAATGAATTAGACCGAAGCCTAATCAGGCGAGACATTTAGTTGGCGACTAATGCCTCAAATGGTTAGTAATTAGTTTAACAGTTTAGATTGAGCATCAATCTCAGCGAACGTTAACACAAATTACACCACACTAAAGCAGGTGTAAGTATAACGTTCAAAGAGATCGGTGGCAAATTTTTACGCCTTTTTTTTGATCAAATTTTATGCAAAACACACCGCTTTTACTGCATCCTTGCTACTGGAAGTCAGGATTCAGAACCCAAGCCTCCAATATCAAAACCAATAAACCGTCGGCACAACGTAAACTTGCTTGCCTACTAGAAACTATCTCAAGCCATATTCTTAAGCATGGCCATACCTGCTTTGCATCAACTACTCGATTGGTACAGGTCTACAACGAGAACTGCGATCGCTATGATTGTCGTCCAACCACTTTTGACACTCTCAAAAAACAACTGAAAACAGCAGAAGACTTGAACTTAATTGTCCGAGAACAGAAGCCAAACAATGCAACAGGTCAGAATCTACGTCACATCACTCTATGCGTAGACGCCATCCAAGAAATGTTCGCTGGCGCATACAAGTACGCGCTACAAGCTGCACAAAAGCGTTTTAATAGACAAAAACGGCACTCAGGGGGGACTTCTGTGGAAAAACCTCTTGAGGCCAGTGCTGACAAGGCTTGCGAGCAATCAGACAAAAACAAAAATGGCACTATAAATACAAAAGATCTCTCTACAGAGAGTAAAAATAAAATTAATAACGGTGTCCCGTCTGATTCTTGGTTTTTGAAGATCTTCAAACGTGACGCTGACGAAGTAAAACAACTTCAACTAGCAGCTAAGCAAGGCCGCCTATCAGCTAGAGGAGCTCGTCGTGTTATCAAGCTGTACAACAAGCACCAACAGCCTTTAGCGCCTAAGTTCGTGTCATACCTTAAGTTTGTGATTGCTAGCTGGCACAACAAGGCTGCAAGCGCCGTGAAAGCTAGCGTGAACAAGGTTCGTGATACAGCCACCATGTTAGCAGAGTACATGAACACCATTTCCGAGAAAGAGTCTCAAGGCTTAGTTGAATACTATCGTGACGCAGTCGGGCGAGTACAAGTCAGGTATCTGTAATCACTGCTTGATGTGAGTATTTCTATACATGCGTGACCTAAAATGTGTCATAATTACCTAAATCTTGTTATTTATGGATGTGCATTTGCATGAGTGATGAAGAATATTTCTACCCTGCGGTAAGCGATAACCTCCCGAAACATATCAAAAAAGGCCATCAACTGGTCTTTAGTCGTCAAGATCTATCCGCTAGGGAAGCAGATATGTTTGCGTTGATGATTGCACATATGAAACCAAGTGATTGGGAGCAGAAAACACCACACTATGAGTTTACTTCACATCAATTATCAGAGTGGTTAGGTGTTGAGTCTAAACATATCGGTAGCAACTTAAGTCCAGTAGCGAACCGCCTAGCTAGTCGAAAAATCGGGATAAAGGTGGAAACCCCGAAAGGTGATATTGAATTCGACTATAGACCTCTTTTTAAACATATCGCTTATAAACACGGCATACTTACGATGGTTCCTAACGATATGCTCAAACCTGAGTATATTGAATATAATCAAGGATTTGCTCTGATTAATACTCGCAATTTCTTTGAGGTAAAAAAGGAGTATTCTAAGCGCTTGTACGAACTGCTTAGTCGCTTCAAAGACAAGGGCTTTGAAATGCATGCGCAAAAGCTTAGTGAACTGAAAGGAATATTTGGGCTTTTGGACGAATCAGGGAAGCTGAAGAAAGATAAAAGTTCCTTCAAAAACAACAGCGTATTTATGAAACGTTGTATCAGGGAAAGTATTAAAGAACTTTCTGAACACCCTCAGATTAGCAAAGAACTTTTATTTTTAGAAAGTAGCCAAGGTGATAAGGGGTTTGAGGTTGTAAAGAAAGGTAGAACCATTACTGGAATCAAGTTTCTCTTCCGGTGGGTTAAACTAGGTTCAATTGATGAGTTAAATCAACACGATGCTCTTAAGACAATTAGACAACTTGAATTGAAAAGGCTTCAAAACCAAGTCAGACTCACCGAGTCTGAACTAGAATCACTTGCCATCGCGTACCGCTATGTGGGTAAAGAAGACCACGCTCTTAAAGTTGAAGCTAGCTTGTCAAAGCGACACTCAGAAAAAGAGCAACAAAAGCATGATGATGGAATGCATGAATTAGAGTCGTTAATGGAAAAGATAGATACCCTTTCAGAACTAACCGATACACACGATTACTGATAGCTAACAAGTTTTAGGTCAAGGGCTCGATAGATGACATTTTCTAGGTTGAAATGAGCTATGTGACACATTTTAGGTATATGGGAGTGAACTCGACGTGATCATTGACTCGAAAGTAGAAAAAACCGGACAAGACTCCTATACAACCATCTCACACACCTAAAATCTGTTATCCAATCACCTGATATATGATCACTTTCACCTAGATTATGTAGCACTAAAGCCTGTAAGAAGATCACAAACACCTAATAAATGATCAATTAAACCTAGATCTTGTTACTTAAAGACCTAAAAAAAGATCTTTAAACGAGTTAAAACCAATTAAAATCAATACGTTACGGTTACTATAGATCTTATAGTTCTATAGTTCTCATAGATTGATATAGTTAAATATAGATCTTTATAGCGTATGTGGATAACTGGAAAATCAAAGATTTACACAGTTTCCCACATACACAACAAGTTTTTGTTGTTTAGATGAGTGAATGATCCTGGCTATAGACAACTGCGTGTTATAACTAATAGTGGTAGGTCAATTTTCAATCTAACTGATAGATGGACGATGAAAGGTAAATTTGGCAGGCAGAACCGAATTGCGATCGCATTTGTGTGAGTTCTTGACAAAAACACGAATTGACAGGAAATATTAATTATTGGATAGTTGTAAGTGTGCCCTAGAAGCAACAATGTACTTCTAGAGCGACAACGTTGTCTAGCCGAATAGTGCTTGCACTATGGCTGTGACTAACTTGATTAAAGCAATCAAGAGATCAACTAACTTGACCATATCTACCTCTCCAAAGGCTTATGGTTAAAGACAACGCACAAGGGTTTTTTAATGGCGGCCACCATTGATTGCCCGTATGCACGAAGTGAAGCTTTCTAGCTGCTTCGAGCTTGGTTGGTGATTACATAATTACCTCCTAATTAATTAAAGGTTGGGTTCTTCGAATCCAGCCTTTTTTTATATTCTTCACACAATCAAGGTTATTAGGGAACGTTTTGTTCCAAGTCTTGTTGTGCCTAGTATTCCAGACTTTTTGCTAATTTTGCAAACGCCCAAACGAGTTGGTTATCTCTTTCAGGTTTAGGCGCATGAAAACTCCCAAGTCCTTATGTCCCATTGTTATCAGATAATTCCCTTCTCATAAAGAAACGCTTTGAAAAATATTCATTTCTCTACATGAATCGGGATATGAGCAAGATTTTTATCCAATAATTCATGTTCATTTTTCCTTTCTGCTTGATGCCAACCTCAAAAGAAAGTTGCCGCTTCCAGCAGATGGGTTAGCGCATTCAATATATTGCTGTTAACTCATCTTATCCTGTTAAAAACAAAAATGCTTCCCCGTACAACTTAAGTGGTTAAGCTTCCTATCATTTTGGCTAGTTTTTGCCCACCTATTTCCAATTAGCCTGAGTGTTGACAGTATTAAACTCAACTATTTGACGTCGATAAGATGCTAAACGATCCGGTATCACGTATGGCATCTGTTTTTCACTATACCGCTATTTTAAATTGAATGCGTGATTTCGGAACTAACAGGACGAGGTTTTTGATTAATCAGTTCAAACTAGCTTTCGCGATTGATGCTTTCTAATTTTTATTTTTTTATAAAGCGACAGTATTTTTGTTTGGTATGGTTGGTTTTTGTTTGTTTATTTTTGCTGGTTGGTGTTGTTATTAATTCCGAATGTAGAGAGTTCTATCTATTAGTGGGCGCTTTTTTGTGCCTTAAACTCTTAAACGTTCGGATTAAGTTTCGAGGCAAAAAAAAGCTTCGAGTTTCCCCGAAGCTTTCCATTACTCTTATCCCGATAGCTAAACGTATCCGTCTATGCGAGGTGGATTTTATCATCATCCACTTTGAAAAGAGAAGTGTTTAACTTGCTAAGTAGCTTGTCTACTGGGGTTCTCCACATTTTACACATTTCATTTAGGTTGTTCTGACCGCTCTTAATTGCATTGGCCAAAGCGAAGTCTAAGACGCTGTTCGAGGTGTTGGTCATGTACTCTTTAACGCCTGCTTGGATTTGGTCGTGAACTTTTTTCTGTTGTTCTCTGACATTTTCTGATTCCTCATATGAGTCTGTTTGCCTGTTTGTTGAGACAAAAATACATCGTTTCAGTTTTTGTATCAATACTTTTTGCATTGTTTTTTAAGCGGGTTTATACTACAAATAAAATTGATGTGTTCGGAATTAAGGGTGAGTGGGAAAATTTCTGAAATTAAGCGATCTCAACTGGAACAACGGCAAAGAGAGCGAGACAAAAGCTCACCATCAATCCTGGATACATTCGAGGGCATAGAGCTTACGGACGAACGCGAAGCTCTGGCGAACCGGTTACAAGATGCCGATGTGACATTGGATGACAAGCCGGATCGCTGCCCGACTTGCAATGGCACTGGTTACACCAAGTCGTTATTTAGCAAGTGGGAGTGCTGTAGCTGTTTTGGGACGGGTTACGACCTTTCCGATCCGGTTGCCGTTATCAAGTGGCAAAAGCTCTGCCTAGATTGGTCAAAGAATCGGTTACATGAATATCGCGTTGCCTTGATTAAGGCGACAACAACCGAGGAAGAACGACTAGCAAGTGAAGTGGAGAGCTTCTATGAAAATGCGAGACGCAAAGATTAAACAGGCCGCTCGAATCCAATCGCTTGAGTATCGACAGCAACGTGCAGCGCGAATCAAGCGAGCGAGACGGCATGCAGATTTAACCATACTCGAAATGAGCAGGTTAATCGGGTTATCACCAGACACTTATCGAAAAATCGAGAATGGCGAAGTGAACCCAAGGGTGCAAAACCTAGAACTGATAGCGGTCTACACAAGTACAGACGTGGGTTATTTGTTCTTTGGTGATGCGATTTCTAACAGAGACAAAGCGGTAAAGAGAGATACCGGAGAATAACGAATGGCTTCAAGAGGCATTAACAAGGTCATTCTGGTTGGTAACTTGGGGTCAGATCCCGAAATCCGATACCTACCAAATGGCGGTGCAGTAGCGAATATCACGATCGCTACATCCGAAACTTGGCGCGATAAAGCGACAGGGGAGAACCGAGAAAAAACCGAGTGGCATCGAGTGGTGTTGTTCGGCAAGTTGGCCGAAGTGGCGGGGGAGTTCCTACGCAAAGGGTCACAAGTTTACATCGAGGGGCAATTGCAGACTCGCAAATGGAAAGACCAGCAAGGCCAAGACCGTTACAGCACAGAGGTAGTAGTTCAAGGCTTTAATGGCGTGATGCAAATGCTTGGCAATAACCGAGCTGGTGGCCAGCAACAACAAGGCGGTTGGGGTCAACCTCAACAACCACAGCATTCACCACAGCAACAGGGTGGTTGGGATCAATCTCAACAGCAATACGGCGAGCCACCAATGGACTTTGACGATGAAATACCGTTCCAGAACGAGTTCCGTCATTACAAGATGCTGAGTTACGTGGCGGCTTAAACGATGAGTAAACAAAATTTAGCTTTAGCAACTCAAGGCGACTTACTGATTGTGTTGCGTCGAATGACCATTAAAGCGCTTATGGAAATGCGCGAGGCGACAGGCGAAACGGATTTTACTGACACACTAAGTGCTTTTTATTTCAGTAACCGTGCGATCGCGGCAGAAGTAAACGGGTGTTCGCGTCATGTGGCCGAACTAATCCAAGACAGCGACCTCGACTACGTTCACAAAGGTAGCGAAATACTGGTTTGGCTGGATGACTTAGAAGAACGCCTTGAGCTCTTTGCTAACCAAGAATAAGAAAACTTTAACCCTATTCCCTTATCCCAATTTTTGAGTAGTAGAGAAATTTTCCTATGAGCGATGTTTTTACTGTAGAGCTTCCGTGGGGGCTTCCTGAAAATTCGCCAATTGAAATCAAAGAATTTGAGATCCCGCTTGTTGGTTTGATGCAGCACATCATCGATGACTTGCAATTCAAACTATCCCAACGCACGGCCAAGGCCGACGAGGCGCTAAAGCAAAAATATCAGGCAATGCTTGATGAACGTACCGAAATCCTTGCAGCGCGTGACCGCGCAATGGCTGGTACTGAGGTGATGCGTAAAAAACGTAATGAGGCCGAGCAGATCGCAGCCGAGCTACACAAAAAAAACGAGCGTCTAGGTAAGGACAACCAACGCCTAGAAGCAGAGATCAAACGCCTTACCACTGAGTTGCGTCACGCTCAACAAGAATTGGACGGCATTCCTAAGCTGGTGGAGAACAAGGTAGCCGCTGCATTGGCTAACCAAGTGGCATCATCTGATGAACTGGAATCGCTTAATCAGCAACTTGAGAGTGTTCAAGAGCAACTACGCATTGCCGAGGACAAACGCAAAGCAACCGCCGCTAAGAACGTGACACTGGATGAGGCATACAAGGCCACTGAATCAGAGCTCACCAAGAGCAAAGAGCACATCGAAATGCTAAGTGAGCTGGTGGCGACTCAAACCGAGCAAATCAACAGCATGAGCGAGGGATTGAAGAACGCTGACGAGAACTATCACTACGTGATGCACAACATTGATGAGGTGTTGGCCTACGCAGCGATCATTGCTCACGAAAACGAAGAACTGCGCAACGACAACCTATATCTAGGTGAAGCGGTTCAATACCACGATCTTAAATCCGTTTGGAAAGGCGGTAACTGGCAAGCCTACATGCTTTGCAAGGCGACAGCGATTCAGCCTCAAGAGGGTCTAGGCAAACCGGATCAGCGTTTTGGTCTGATTTACCTAATGAACACGCATACCGGAGCTGGCCACACGGCTTACATTGGTGAAGATGGTTCCCTATGTATGTCTAAGCTGCTACACGAATCGTGCCTACTTCCACAGGAGTATTGGGAAGAATTTACCGAGGCCGCTAAGCAAGTACCAGTAGACCAAATTGAGCGAGCTTTAGACCGTGCAGTTAAGCGCACAAAGAAAGTCGTGAGTGTGGCCAAAGTCCTCGATTTGGATTGGTGTACCCAAGTGAACCTAGTAGAGATTGCGCAGCGCTTAAGTGATTACGTGCCTCAACATGAGCTAAACCGAGCGCTAACACACATTGAACGTGCGAAAGAGCTTGCTCCACGCAGCGTAAGCCTAATTAAGCGCATCAACAAACGATTCAATACAGAGTACGCGCTGCATTCCGCTGGTGGCCGTATTCCTGACACACCAAAGAAACCAAGCAAGCCTAAACGTAACCAGAAACGAGGCAAGCGTAAGTGAGCGAGACATACAAGCCATTTTCAGCCGTGTTAGTGACGTACCAATGCGATGACGAGCAGTGTAAAGGCAATGTAGTTCGATTAGGTAAGGTGCGCGTCGATAATGAGTTTGCGCATCGATGCGAGAAATGCAGCAAAGGGTACATGCTGGAAAAGGAATACACACACTTGGCGCACCAAAGCCACAAATACTGAGAAAAATTTAAACCCGCAAGGGATACGCTCCCTTGCTTTTCCTACCCTTAATAAATTGTTTAAGCCAGAAAGCGAGAGGCATGAGCATGAACACTCAAGCACAGTTCGAAACATCCTGCGAAGTTAACACAATGATGGTCGGTTTTAATCCCGAAACAGGCGGAGTGGTTTTGATGGCTCCCTATTATTACGACCATTACCGCGCTGTGCGTGATGTGGTTCTTCAAGCAATTCCAATGCACGTAAGCAAGGTGTACGAGTATGACGAGAACGACAAAGATGCAGTACCGCCTCAAGTAGTCGTGGGAGTAGCTACCAAGATTGCTGAAACGCTACTGATGGACAGCAAGCTATTCCAATTGGCGATGAGTGCCGCTAATGAATTGGAATATGTGTACAAGGGGGAGGAAGAATTTGATCCCGAAATGCACTTGCCTTTGGTGTTAACGAACCTATCTCAACAAGCTTGCGATTACCTGACGAATGAGCTCAAAGACAACATTAAATCGGCAGATGATCGCCTTGGTGGTACGTCAGAAGAAACTAAGCAGATGCTTAGCCTTGTTATGGATATGCTTGACATGCTGAAAGTGGAAACCAAGCCGGATTCAACCTTAGAAGTTAAGAACGTTCAACGAGTTGTAGCTAACGGGGAGACTATTCACTGATGCTGAGAAAATTTACACTAGCGGCGGCCTTGCTGGCCGCTTTTCAAGCGCATTCAGCGCCAGTAGTAACCCCTGTTCGAGTTGCACCTATGCCAGTTCGTGTTGCTCCTGCGCCTGTTCGTCCGGCAACGCCAATCAAAGCATCCACCAGCACAACAAGCACGGCGGCGAATGCTGCTTTAATGATGACCGTGCCAATGATTGTTGCTAACAGTTCTGCGGCACAAACCGATTCTAGCGGCTCGCTGGTGGTCAATCCGATGTTCTTTACGGCTTGCTCGACAGAGCAGTATGAGAGCGCCTTGGTATTCCAAGAGGTGTGCAAGGTAATGAGAGGTATCAATTCATCGTATTGCCCTATGTTGTCGTTCTTTCGAGAGTGCGACCGAGTGGAGTCTGTAGAGGGCTTACAACCAATCAAACCTGAGTATAAACACGTATTTTTTAAGAGTGAGTAAAACAATGACTGAGCAACATTGCGGAACAAGACTTGTTAAAGGGATGTCTTTTAAATTTGACGAGGAAAACAAGCGTGTCTACTTAAGTCCAAGTTTTTATTTTGACCATTTAAGAAATGTTCGTGAATCGATGACGCGCAAGCTTGATGAAATCGTCAGAGCGCAAGGCGTTCGCCAAGCTACCCAAGGTGATCACGGCCTACCGAGCTATCAATGACGAATCCGAAATCGAAACCGCACTTTGTTGGACGCTATCTGAGGACATTGCTAAGCGTGTTTTCTCGCAAGGTGGCCGCCGCAAAGTGGTATCTAAGCAATTCACCAAGGACGAGGTGTTTGCCTACTTCAACCGCCGTAAGGAGCAAGAGATTTTAGTTGTACAAGGGCTTATCTAGTTATGGTCAGAGCATCACGATTCGATCACTCTTTTCTCGCAAACCAAGTTGCTAAGCGCAAGAAGTGGAAAAGCAAAGGCGTGAAAGCTGGCCACGGCGGCGACTTCAATATTGATGCAGCACTTAACGAGATTAACCGTTCTGTTAATCACATCATCAATCCGGTATCGATAAACGTCCCAAATACTGCGCTGGTGGACAAGTCAGAGCTACCAGCCTGGCTCATTCGTATTCTTGAGAAAGACATTGACGTTGCGCGCGCTGCGACACAGAAGAAAGTGGAACTGGATTCACCACACAAAACGCGCCTTGCACAAGGGATTAAGCGCCCGAAAGAGTTTAACGACACGAAGCTGGCCGAACACTGGTTACAGGTGCGTTTGTTCTACACGTTAGAGACGCAGTACAAGGACATTTACCCGCTGGTTTTCTCAATCCCTAATGGTGGCTACCGAACACCTAAAGCGGCTTCGATGATGAGCTATGAGGGACAAAAGAAAGGTGTGCCAGATATATTTTTTCCTATCCCGAGAGGGGTGTATCACGGGTTCTTTTTGGAGGTGAAAACGGAAAAAGGTCGCCCAAGTAAGGAACAACAGGAAAAGATAAAAATGTTCCAAAATCTAGGGTATTACGTGGTTGTGGCCAAGGGGTTTGATGAGTGCATTTGTCAAATTAATAGCTATCTCCAATTGCCAACATTTGATAACAAAACTAGACTAGCCGCATAAGTATATAAAAAGGGCTTAGTTATCTCATGTTAGCGAGTGAATATCACAGCATTGGCCAAAAGCCAGTTGATTTAGACGTGTTAGAAGCAACAAAGGTAGTCCGTAACTTCCTATGCGATTACCTTTACTATGACAAGTTGTTGCTAAGCTATGCTCCCGCAGGGGAATTTGGTAGCGCTCAAGCGTATCGTTGGCTTACTGGTGGTCATATTTGTGACTACGATGCTACTGGCGACACAATTGCACCAAGAGAGAAGATCAACTATCGAGTCATTAGAATGCTATTCGATGCTGGTCTAATCAAAGTAAAAACCAACATCCGAACGCCACATACTCGCTGCGTTATCTTTGAATGGGTTCGAGACATTAAGAAATATCGTCGTGAAATCCTCCGTACTAAAATCTTTGGCGAGAATGTTTACCTCACTAGCGCAATGATTGATGCTACAGCGGCACAATATGGTCTGACCGTGACGTTTGTCGGTGCGAGAGGGGTCTTTGAGATATTGGATGGTAATGGCAACTCAATCCCGAACGGCCAAGCCAAGAACACTTACATATTCATGAATAGTGTTGGTGAGCCAGTAGGCCGACTACGTGATATGTCCTATTGGGAATGGGAACAATACTTATACGACACAGCGACACGCGCCAAGCTGCGCAAAACGCCTCTCAAAGTTCGTGATGGCATGCGCAGCCACTTTTCGGAGTTCAAACGAGCTTAACGCCAATCCTTGAACATCTTTCCACAAATGCCGCCTATCTAGGCGGTATTTTTTTGTATTAAAAACAGAAATCATGTTCGGAATGTTTACGGCGTGTTCGGAATGGTTATAATCGTCGCATGGCAGGACGTAAACCCAAGAAAGACGCCTTGACGCCTCAACAGCGCTGGAGTCGTCATCTGGCCAAAATGGCTAGGTTTGACATCAAACGTCAATACTACCGCGCCAGCGCGACACAAAGAGAGCAAATTAGGCGACTCCAAATAGAACTTGGCTGTAGCAGTCGAGAAGAACTGGTTCTTTACGCCATTAATCTTCTAGGCCAACAGCACGGAATTTATCTGAAAGATATTCAAGAGGACTTAGCGTGTCTAAACAAAAAGCCGTAGGTAAGCACGAACTGATCTCAGCAATGAAAAAAGAAACGGGCGCATTACGTGAAGAATGCGAGCTGGTTTTTGATGCCTTTATCGAAGAAATCTCAACTCAAACCATGATTGAGGGCAATGCTGTATTGCTTAGTGGTTTCGGTACGTTCGCACCTCGCCTTAAAAAAGCGCGAGCTGGCCGTAATCCAAAAACGGGAGCACCAGCGATTGTAGCTGCGCGTGACAAGCTGACCTTTAGTGCATCGGATGTATTCCGTGAAGCACTAGCAAACATGGTAAACGAGATTAAGGAAGCGAACTAATGACAACACGCCTAAACCGTACTGACATCGAGAGAAACATTTCAAAACGCCTTGGCTTAAAACTCACTGGTCATGATGCAGAGCTAATTGGCGATTGTCTGGACGCAATGATCAATCACATGCTGGTGGAGCTGGCGAAAGGTCGAGAGGTTCAAATCCGTGGCTTTGGCCGCTTACGTCACGTTGAACGCGATCGCACTACCATCAATCCGGCCACGAAAGAACGCTTAGGCGTAAAAACCGAGCATAGCGTAGTGTTCTCAGCTTACAAGGACATGGTACGCATCCATGAGTGATAGCAAAGCGATAGGGCTACGTGTCTTTATCGGCTCCGTTCGGCTACTGGCCATAACCATTGTGTTAGCGCTGGTGGCTGTTGTCGGTATTGGCACATACAGCTTTTATGGATTGGTGGTCTATCCAAAGATAGAGCGAGTGAAGATTGATTTGGACGCAGAACGTATCGAGCGCATTACGGTAGCGGCCAAGAGTGGGGAGAAGTCAGAGAATGGCGCACCTAGTCAAAAGTAAGACCGTCGAGGGCGCAAAGAACAAATGGGCGACTCGTTGGGACTGTTTCTTTGATGCTCAATTCCTCTTTCGACGTGATACCGGAAAAGAGTTTGTTTTAGACGTGGCCGCCGAGCCGCAAACCGCCAAGGTAAACCGATTCTACGTGGCTCCTGACTGGATTAACGAACAGCCGAGTGGATTCCCAAGCCTTAAGCCAAAACACAAGGCTGCTCAGCTTCTAAACCCTGTTTGTGTTGGGTTCGATGGCCTACAAGGCGAATGGGAAGATGGCTGGTGGTGCAATCCTCCGTTCGACCTTAAGTTTGAGTTTCTGGAAAAGGCACTAGAACAAGCCAGAAAAGGCCGTGACGGCATGATGCTGTTACCACATGAAGAACTCACAACGTGGTGGCTGGACTTGGTTGAGGGCTACGCCACGATGATTTACAAGCCGGATGGCCGTTACCCGTTCTATGAGACAGATGGACACACCAAAAAGCAAGGCGTGAACTTCGGCAGTGCCTTAGTGCTCTTTACTGAGAAAGGTCTACAAACACCATCCATGCGCTTTAACCGTAAGGTAGGCAGAACGCACCTTACTGGTATCTATGAGCAAATCGCTAAAGTGGCTTAAGGGAGTGAGCCACCATGAGTATTCAATATCAGGGTCAACCAATGAGCGTGTACCGTCTCGCTCAGTTAACTGGCTATCCATTGACTTCCCTTTATCGCGCGTATCACAAAGGACTACGAACCGGAGAGGAACTACTGGCCGAGGCTACCAAGCACCTTGTGACCTACCAAGGCAAGGTAATGACCGCAAGACAGCTATGCGCCGCCACCGATACCAGCTACCCGCCTTAAGGCTGGCGTACCCGCTGAAAAGGCCGTAAAGGACAACGTAGACCGGCGAGGAAAGAACTGCGCATCCAAGTTATCCCCTAGTGAAGTTCTACGCATCTACGAGCTGTTATTCACTAAACAGGTATGCCAACACACGCTAGCCGACGAATACGGCGTACACCAGTCTACGATTAGCGATATTTGGCGACATAAACGTTGGGGATGGCTTACTGCTCCGCTTCGATACCAGTTAGAGAGAAAAGCCACCAGCAAACCATCAAACAAATATGAATTAGTGTGTGATGAAATTGAATGATAAAATTACAAACTAATATTGTGCTGTGTTCGGAATGCGTTTAGTATTATTTCCATAGGACAGTGACGGATACGACTTCCTATACGGTGCGCTTGTTTAATAAGGTTGTGCAAGCGTTGTAGGGTAAAACCTACAGGCTCCCAAAGAGGGCAAAGGGTTGATCTTCGAAAGAGGGTCAGCCCTTTGGTCTTCGGTATAGGGTTAATCTTTATCGAAGTCTTCGAGCTCTGCCTCTACACCATTCTCGAACCATTCATAAGTGGCATTATCTGTAGTCTTTAGAATGTCATCGAGGACAATGGCCTTGATAACATCCCTATCAACACGGTATCTAAAAGCAAGCTTTCCTGACTCGTATGCTGCTCTCTTTATTCCATGCTCCATGCTAGCTACGTACGATGCATATCCAGCAATATAACCTACAGCATAACTCTGAGGTTTTTCGCTCATAGCAAGCCCTGATACAAGCGTTCCAGCTGAGTAACCATCCTTTTTCCCTAGCTCAAACTGTGCGTCGTCCATGCTAAATCCTTAATTGTTTCGGTTGAGATATTAGGCAATGCTATCACTTATCTATTGTTGCCCCAATCGAAGTGCAGAGAATACATAATGTTACTCAAAGCATGAAAAGTAGAGAGGTGCCAATTTCAGCAACAAGCTTGTTTGTAAAGGTCAGCCTGGAAGCAAAATCGCTTGGGTCATTAGGATAATTAAGTATACTGCCCACAATGAGTGCCGTAAAAAAATAACCTGATAAGCTCACGCTATTAACTAGATGTGGGCTGGTATGCAATGGAATTTTGAATATGTTCGTGCTTATTAAGGTAATGAAAATACAAAGAATAAAATGTGAATTAGCGTTGAAGCTAATTAAACGAGAGAGTCATGTTTTTCAACAAATCGCTTCAGAAAGAAAACCAAAGATTAAAGCAGGATTTACATAGCCTGCAACAGATCCATAGCAGCTTAAATGAGGAAATGCTTTGTTTAACACTCGATGGCAAAGGTTGTATTACTTCAATAAATACTAATTTACAGCAACAAATGCTGTTAAATGATGCTGATGTTTTAAATAAGTGCATTTCAGAATTAGTGCCACCTAACGCGCGAGGTACAGAGCACTTTCATAGGATGAGACGAGCTGTTCAAGATAAAGCGTTTTGGAATGGCGCATTACAGGTTCTTAAAGGTAATGGTGAGGAGTCGTGGCTGAGAACGGTGATCCAACCTATTTGGGATGAGCATGAAAATGTGGAGAGTTTTTTTGTATTTGCGACAGAACTTACACGAACAATTAAGTCATCTCATGAGCAAGTAGATATGCTGAACGCCATAAGTCGCTCTATGGCAGTGATTGAGTTCACATTAGATGGTCATGTCTTAAAGGCGAACGAGAATTTCCTAAAAACAATGGGCTACTCTCTTGAGCAGGTAGTAGGAAAGCACCATCGTATGTTCTGTGAACAAGAGGAAGCTGACTCTGAGTCTTACCGCCAATTTTGGCAGCGGTTAGCTGCTGGTCACTTCGTTTCTGAGCGATTCAAGCGGCTCAATCGTTACGGTGACCCCGTATGGTTGGAAGCTTCATATAACCCTATCCATAATGATAGAGGTGAGTTGTATAAGGTCGTTAAGTTCGCTACGGAGATTACTCAACAGGTAATGCAAGAACAGAAAATGGCGCAGGCTGCACAGTTGGCTAATGATGTTTCCCAAGAGACGGGGATACAAACACAGCAAGGGCAGCAAGTGATAAGATCCACACTCGATAAGATGAAAATACTGTCGGAACAAATGCGCGAAGCAAACACTGCAATTGATGAATTAAAAGCTCATTCAGCACGTATCAGCGAGCTAGTAAATAGTATTAGTAGTATAGCTGACCAGACTAACCTACTTGCGTTGAATGCGGCGATAGAAGCAGCACGCGCAGGCGATCATGGTAGAGGCTTTGCCGTTGTTGCTGATGAAGTCAGACAGCTTGCTACAAGAACCAATGTAACCACCGATGAAATTGTCACAATGGTAAGTGAAAACTTACAGCGAACGGACAACGCAGTTAAGCTGATTGCAAAATGCCAACAGGAAGCGCTCGACACACTCGAATTATCAGAAAGTGCGGGTGTAGTTATGAATGAGATACAAAATGGAGCGAGACAGGTTGTTGATGCGGTGGAGCAGTTCAACCGAGTGCTGTAGTAATGCCTAGAGTTTGGGGTGTGTTAAGTTATTATTCCGAACGTATAATTTTATATTTGGGTAGATTACATGGTTTTCATGGTGGCGGCTGTGTTTTCCTTTAAAAATCTTAGACAACTGTTCTCAAGCGCCTTTGGTTATTGCATTGGCTCTTTTTCTTGATTTTTCGAGGTAAGTATCAATATAATTGCCTTGTTTTCGTGTGAAGCGTACAGCTTCGGCGAGTGATTCAAAGAAGGTTTGCAAAAGAGAGTTAAAGAGCTGGTAGAAATACTGGCTCTTTTTTATGTGTCGCATTTCAGTCTATTGAAAAGGCGTTTTGAGTGTCCTATATTTACCTCGCTCGCAAGAAAATGGACGTGGATACTCCAAAATATAGATGGCCAATTGATTGGTTATTGAATTACCTGTTATTGACAACTCCTCAAAATCAAAAGGCCACGGTAAAACGTGGCCTTTTTTATGTAAGAAACGCCATTTTTAACAAGTCTATTCGGAATGACAAAGGCCGTAAAAAGCCAACTAAAATACATGCTACCGAGAAAATGAATACGCATGTGATTCGCTGGTGGTTCCCCGAAGCGAATAGATTCAAACTGTACCTATCAAATGGGGTAAAAATCGGCACAGGCTGGCGGTTTAACACATCCCCAAGCCAATGCGACACACAACCGCATCCAAATCCACACAGAATCGCACCTAGAATCGTGCTGGTGGCTTTTAACGCCTCAATGAGTACGAATGTATCCCCTATTGCCAAATGATAGCCATAAGCCATTACAGCGAGCCATATCGAAAGGATGTGGGTGTAAGTTCGGTGCGGGATTCTGTCAAATTCAAGCCAGTCCGGTGCGCTCGAACCGCTTAAGCAACCAAGAAATGCCAGGATTGAATGCAGTGGTGTTGTGTCTGCCATTAAGGCGAGAGGAACGGGCGCAAAGCACAGTGCGCCCCAAGCGTGTCCAGTTCGGTTCATTCAGCTTCGCATCGAGCGCAATAGGCATAGACGATAGCACTCATCGCTATGGTTCGATTGCGGTAGTTGGTGGCCAATTTCTCAAACGTCTTTGCAACTTCGGGGTCAATCCAAGGACTGATTTGGCGTGTCCCTACTAGGTCGCCCTCGATTACTTCGGGGTGCTTTTCTGGTAGTTGGTTTGGATCGGTGTTGTTGATGGCCAACTGATACAGCTCGGTCAGGGTAATCCCGCTCTGTTCGCATTGTTCGCATGCTTTTGCGTGAGCAAGGCGTGAAATTCGCACTTGAAGTAGCGCTAATCCCTTTTCCCGTTGGCGGGTTCTAAACATGGCTTGTCGTGCTTTGGTTTTGGCTTTGTGTCTGAATTTGATGCGCTCGGGTGCTTTCAAGGGGGTATTCCTTTCGTCACGTAGCGCGTTGTCTTGGGTATGGGGGAAGGTGGCTAGTGAGGTAACGCAGTCAATTACTATATCGTGCCGCAGAATCAATTGTACATGAGTAGCGTTACTCACTAGCTGGCCATGATTATATGCAGAAAATCGTTACTGTAAATACTATTTAATGTCGCGTTATTAAATTTTGTATTTAAAACCTTGTTGACAATAAAGTGATTGTTTTAACTGGCCTCGTTCGTGTTGTTGTCACCTGTTTAAACTATGTATTATTCCGAATGTGACAAAATGAATGGGGTTTAACCGTGTCCGGCAAGATTGACTATCAGGCTCTCCAACAGCAGTTTTGGGAGCAGTTAGAGAAGCAGCCGACTTTGACGCTGGCCGAGTATTGCGAAGCCAACGGATTGAAGTACGGCACCGCTAAGCGATATATAAAACGGCCAGCCAAAACGGGCGGCAAGTTCCAACCGTCCGTTATGCCAAAAATCAAAGCGAAAAAGACCAGTCAAGGCAATGACTGGCATTCCCTTTTGAAAGAATTTCTCGTGCGTGGCGCTCAAAACCCAACGCTCACGATGGCCGCTTTTGCGAAAGATAAAGGGGTGAACGGTGCGACATTGCGCCGCCAGTTTAATTCCATGCGATCGCTGCCCGAGTTTGATCGATTATTTGATCTTTACGATGAGCAATTAGCGAAATTTCAAGAAGCGAAAAACGACAAGAAGAAAAAAAGGGCTGATAAATCAAAGTCCAAAGAAGCTGGGGCAACTGCGCAAGCGCAAAGTGCGCAAGGCGATCGCGCGAAAACATGGGGTATTGGATCACTGCGCAAGCCGCGATCAGTTGAGGGACTTTCGCAGTATTCCAGTGCTCAAGTGGGCCGCCCTGTTGTGCATGGTGGTTATGCCCGTAGTGCGGGTATTACTGGCGAAATCATGGATATTCTCATGGATACCGATCCGCTTTCGGTTTGCAACGAACTGATTATTGCCCGTTCGCAGTATTACCGAATGAATGAGACGTTAGCTAAACGCCTTAAAGAGATCGATGAAATGGAAGAAAGCGGAGACATTCCGCTCGATGACGAAAACCAGCCAGTAGACATAAACGCCATGCGTGACCGTCTCATCTTTGGCTATGGCACCAGATTGCGTGAACTGGAATTAAGTATTTCCACGATGGCCAAACAAGAGGCCAAGCGCTATATCGATTTGCGTAAACAGGAATACGCTGAATTGATGATGCCACATTTACTGCCAGCGGAAGAAACCAGCCTAGTAATAGAAATGCTTTCTCTGCGCACTAAGAACAACTGGACAGCCTTAGAGACGTGTCAGCAAATCGAGAAGTTAGGCGCACGTCCACCAGCAACGCTATTGCATGAAGCTAAGGTAGAACTAGCGAACCTAGAGCCAGAAGTAGACGACACTGGTATCAGTGAGCAAGAGCTGGATGAGCTGTTTGATGACTACACGTTAGAGCAGATTGAGCAGCAAGATAACTGGCTACCTGCGCGCAAAGAAGAAGTAAACCGACGAATCAAAGAAGCCGAAGACCTAGAGAACGGCGTAGAACCTACCCTATCCCCATCCCAAATACAAAACGAAGCCGCTAAAGAGCAAGCCTATGATGACCTCGATAACGAGGGAGTGTCGGGGTTTGACGATGTAGACAGCTTCGAGGTACTTGGTGGCTAGACGAATAAAGAGCGTAACACAAGATCCCCGTTACCCTGCCCTAGTTAAGCGGTATCGCTATGACTGGAAACGCCTCGCTGTTGAGCTAGTCGGTAAGAAGCCGAGCTGGCAGCAGCGCAAAATCATTGATAGTGCTCAGCGTATTGGTGCGCGAACGACTGTCAGCTCTGGCCACGGTACAGGCAAGTCAGACATGACCAGTATCATGATCATTGCTTTCATGCTCTGCTTCCCCAATGCGCGTGTTGTGCTAGTGGCGAACAACGCGAGACAGGTACAAATCGGTGTATGGAAGTACCTAAAATCCAACTGGAACACGCTCTTACAAAAGCATGGTTGGTTGCAGCAATACTTCACCATTACCGAGACAGCCTTTTTTGAAAACTCAGCAAAAGGTATCTGGCAAACCAGTGCTAAATCGTGCCGTATTGGTAACGAGGAAGCGCTAGCGGGTGAACACGCTAAACACTTGTTTGTTATTGTCGATGAGGCGTCAGGCGTCTCTGACAAGGCTTTTGGTGTGTTAGCGGGGGCATTGACCGAGAAAGATAACCGAATGCTGTTATTGAGCCAGCCAACGCGCCCTAGCGGCTATTTCTACGATACGCATCACCGATTAGCCGAGCCTAGTGGTCGATGGCGAGCCATCCGGCTTAACTCCGAGGAATCTCCGTTCGTAACCGTGGAATTTATCCTTGATAAGCGATTGGAGTATGGCGGTCGAGAGGCACCGGAATACCTGATTAAAGTACGTGGGGAGTTCCCAAGTTCTATTGCTGGCATGCTGCTTAGTCGGGATGCACTGGACAAAAGCGCAAGGCTTAACCTCGATATGCCCGATGGTTGGGGTTGGGCTGCGCTGGTGGACGTGGGTAATGGTCGTGACCGCTCGATACTCAATATCTGCAAGGTTTGGGGTCAACGCATGGAGCGCATCGTTAAGAGTGTGAAATTGCTTGAACAACCAAGCACGGTCGATCCGGTTCGGTTCGCTGACATTATCCATGCAGAGTGTAGTGAGGACTTGTACCCAAACATCACGATAGCAGTGGATAGTGACGGTGTAGGTTATGACACGGCGACTTGCTTAGAACGTTACGGACGGCGCGTACAGCGCATTCGTTGGGGTAAGAAGATGCACTCCACCAGCGATAAGCAGCGTTTCTTTAACCAGCGTGCGTATGCCAATGTTATGGCTCGGGATGCGATAAACCAAGGCCGCATGCAGATAGATAAGAACGTCAAGACGGCAGAACAAGGCAGTAAAATACCTTGTGCAATCAACGAGTCAGGCCAATGGGTAATGATGCCAAAACCGATGATGAAAGAGAAAATGAACATCCCATCACCTGACCGTTGGGATACATACTGTTTTTCTCAATTGGTAGATTATGTGCCGCACGAAATGGAAGTAACAGAGAGCATGCTAGAGTCTCGCAGTTCCGTAGAACAATGGGTACTAGAAGCGCTTGAATCGGACGATGTTTAATTCCGTTGGTGCCAACATATAAAAGTAATATGAAAAGGTGGCGATACCGCTAAATATCGCCACCAAATCACCAATCAAAGCGGAACAACAATAATTTAGCTTAAAACCTTAGTTCACTAATCCATCGAACTGCGAACGTGCTTTGCTTTCGTTCTTGCTTCTAAGCTCTTTTCTGGCTTCACGAATAGCGTCAACTTCGCTTTCTATATACATATTAGCGTTAGGGTACAGTACCGACTTAAAAGCATTCGCTTCATCGAATATCGAACGTCCCTCAGTGGTGTTGTTTGTGATTAGCACATCGTGATCTTTACAAGAGCGATGCCTAATTAGAACAAGGCCACCAGCGTTAACGTGAACCTTTTTAGCTACGCGAGAACTGCCGCCATTGTTACCATCATAGGTATGGATAATAGCGACAATGTCATTGTGTTCTTGACCGCGCTTTCTAAACTCAACGTCTGCATTGTCTTTGAAGTATTTCAATTCATTCAATGCAGTGTTTTTATTGTTAGTGAGCTGTTCTTTCTCATCTTCTGGAAGATCGTAGGAGAGTTTACGGTCGAGGTCGCGTAGGTATGCTTCAAGTCTTTTGGCTAGACGTGCACCAGTGACTTTCTGGCTGCTAGCTGCTTTATTAATTGTGATGTTAACGCGACGGACGTTCTCAATTACGGTCGTCTCTTTAAATGAGTTAGATGAGCTGTTGAAGTATTGAGGTGCGCGCTCTAAAAGCTCTTTATTGGCTGATTTCGCGGCCTCAATATACTCAAGTAAACGAGTGGTCGGATTACCACGTTTTACTACAGCTACGATGCGATCATTGAATAGTCCACTATCTTCCTTGCCATCTATTTGTTCGGAAAAAGTCGCGCGGTGCTTCAAGGCACGTTTTAGGCGCGCATCTGCCGTTTGTTTGTTTGCAAGTAATTGATTAAGTGTTTCTATATCAATAGCTTTTAAATCTTTAATTTCAGTATTTTTTTTATTAATCATGGTGAACGGTTGCTCCAAATTACATTGGAGGATAAAGGTTACACTCCATCCCTGAGCGTATGCGAGTAACGAAAAACCCTACCTTTATCCTTGATGCGTAGCATACCGTTTTTGTGTTCGGAATTAAATAAAAAACGAACAGAAGAACGTTATAAGTGTTGCTTTTTAAGCGGAGAAGTGATCTCTAACGAAGTTTAATACATCATCACGATTAATGGATGAATTGCATAGTGCGTTCGGATGCGATTGGATAAGATGCATCATGCAAATGTCGGTCGCGTCATCGAGGAACGAGCTGCTAAATACATCTAGGGACAGGTCACATTTATCTAGTATTTCGACTGGAATTAATTGATTCAACGTGCAGTGCATATCTATATCTCTTAAGCCAATTGACTGGATAGCCAATACGTATATAGCTCTGATTTGGAAAGAGTTTAGGGGATTCTCGCCAACCGAGCTGATGTTCGCGGAGTATTATGAGACTGTGATCTTTGATTGTCTAGATATGCAAAATAATGCAAACATATCGTTACTAGCAGGTAGGTTTTGAGAACGTGACCTATACCGCATAATAATTGAGGATATGCATGTTTGTTCGTGTCGCGTGACCGCGTAACACCGTCATTATATTGCCACAGACGGGTGATTGTCGTGGTGAGTTTCAAAAAAAACCCTTTTAGTTTCAGTTCTAGACAGAACTGAAACTAACTTATCCAATGTTTTGGCGCTGTTCATCGACACAAAAAGACATAAAATCCAATAAAAACAATAACTTATCAAATATCTAAGATTGCTTTCTAATCCTGGCATTTTGTGTGAATGAACCTAAATATTCCATAGGAATATTGATAAAAAATGGCTTCTTGCTGGTGGTGTTTTGAGCACTGTTGCGTTATTTGTCAAAAGTTGATTAATCGCCCGCTTTTGGAACTCTTTGTACTTTCAATATAAGAATTCCGAACAGGGTTGCAAAAAATATTCCGGTGGAATATATTATGTTCCGAGCAAACACTGGCATTTTGCCAAAAAAGGATCAGCAAAAATGTTTAAAAAAAATGAATTGGTGTCGCTTTCGGATGAATGGGCGAGCAAACGCAGTGCCATCCAAGAGCGTCATCATGACCTTATTCTTATCTCTCTGGATGAGCTAATTAATGAGTGTGGAGGGCAAGAGCAAGCCGCCGCTGTCATTCGCAACTTCTACGGCTTGCCTTGTGTGCAAGGCACGATCAGCAAGGCGCGAAAAGGTGCCAATGCCCTAAAGATTCGCTCTCAGCTTCGCTTTGCTATCAATACCATTAAAGAGCCTCAAAGTGTTCAAGCACAAACCAAGATGATTAACCACTTTGGCCGCCTACCTGTTCACCACGATTTTGTGTGTGTCGATGGGGAGCTCGGCTTGTTCTTGGGCTTTGGCTTGCTATCTCGAACCCTGCAAATTCAGGTATTCGTTGGTGGTGAGTTTAAGACGGTTAATGCTAATGAAGTGGAGTTGATCTAATGGCTGCTTTCCCTGCGCGTGACTTAGACGAATTGGAAAAAATCATCCGTTTAATGGATGACATAAACCCGCTTATCTCGATGATGATTGAAATGGAGGTGCGTACAGGTTTACGTTATTGCGACATTTCGAAGCTAAAATTCAGCGATGTGATGATAAATGGCGTGATTAGGTCGTCATTTACCATTGTGCAGTCAAAAGGCTTTAAAGGTCGTATGACCCGAGGTAAGAGTGAAAAGGCCGCTAAAGAAGCCGCCCGAATCACCATCCACGTTAACGCCGAACTGGAAGAACTGATTAAGCGTATCTACCTACACAATGGCCATAATGAGTTGATGTTTCAATCCAATCACCACTTGGCCAAAAAGGGCAATGCGATCAGCATCCAGTACATCAACCGAGCGTATAAGCGCATAGCAATGGAGTTGAGGTTGCCATACCAGCTATCAACACACTCGATGCGAAAAATGTACGCCATGCTACTGCTTGAAAAGAAAGCCTCTTTGAAAGTGATTAAGGACGCGCTTGGTCATTCTAGTGTTGCCGTGACTGACCACTACTTAAGAACGTTCCACGATGAAGCGAAAGAGTACACAACAGGCATTTCATTAAAACCAAAGGCAGAATAAAGGGAGGGGAAATTATGTGTAAAGCTCTGATGAATTCGAACTTGCGAGTGAACGAATTTAAGCTTCGACAACAGGAACTTTCCCGAACCCCGATTCCGAATGAACTCAAGCCAAAGGTAAGAGAATTAATGAAGCAAGGATTCAGTAAAAAGGCAATCAAGCTAGTGCTTGGTTGCAGCTATGATGACCTAAAGACTACCAATCTGTCGCATTAATTAGGAATATAAAAAGCATAGTTACACTGTAACGTTATTCATTTGGACAAGAAAGGGCAGCAATGGCCAGTTAAATCCAACCGAAAGGAATCGCATGTTTTGTTTTTTTGAGGGTTATAGAGTGTCAGAGTGTCGTAACGCTTATGCTTATTTCGTATCTAACACAGGCTATCGATTTATCACCAAGAAAAAGACTTGCTACGCCGTTAGTGTACCTAAGCCGGAGGGTGGTTATATTCGTCGTTCTGTCGGGTTTGTTCGCATTGGTGAAAAGAAAGGACTACGCAAGGCAACCAAAATACGCAACCAAATCGGCAAGGAACTATGGGGGCGTTGTTGGGATCGCGTTCGCAAGCAATTCAACTTACTGGCGCGATTGCCGAAAAGTCTCGAACCACGGTTAACTACCATTGATGGTAAGCAATACTATGTGGCGCGGTACACCAAGTACGATGAGAACGACCAGAAGCGCGAGCATTTCATTAAGGTAAGCGTGAGCGCTCATGGGAAATTGGCGGCATGGACTCTTGCTAAGAGAAAGTTACTCAAAGCTCACAGCGATGTGATGGACGTATTGTTACACATTGAAAAGGTCAGCAGCGTACAACTTAAATAGTTTTGCTGTTGTCTATATATATTCCGAACACACATTATAAATATAAACTATATGGTTATAATCTACTCCTAATGTAAAACGTGACGTTTTAAACATACCAAAACGACGAGTTTGCATCATGGCACATGATTACACCGATTAAATTATGTGAGTTCAAACGGCTGGTGGAACATGGCCACCAGCTCAATATCGTTGCTCAACAGCAAGCGAGCGGCGGTTTTTTGGAGGGGGCGCCCGTTTCAACGAAAAGCCCAACAACTAGATAGTGCTTTTGACTCAAGAAACTACCAATTCGCATCACTTAAAAGTTAATTCAAAAAGGGGAAGAGCTTTGCTTGTATTGACCATAATAGGGAAGAATTTTACTTTAGAGAGGGCGACTTGTTGAAAAGTAAGTAGTTGCTGAACATCAAAGAAGGAAAAGTCGTTCATTTTCAGGAAAAAGCTCTATTCTAATATGGTGCGTAGAGTTTATACGTTGAGGCTAATGCATGACCCACAATTAGAGCCATTCTGCCAACTTCGAAAGCCGCAATAAAAAGCCTCGCACTTGGCGAGGCTAGTTGTTTTTACAGAACACATACTCGACATCAACCGATGCAACTACTTAAGAGTAGCGCTATGTATATACCATTTTGCGTTATGAATAACGGCTTTCCCTGCAGTGGGAGTTTCGTTCTTATCGGTTCGTAACTAGCAATCAAAAATACCAAACTTGCACCAAGCAGTTGTGCGATAGTGATAATGTCGAAATTTGCTAGCGCTATTGCCATCACCAGTATGTAGGTATTCAAATAGAACCCATCAAGGTGCTTTTGCTTTCTTGTTAAGAAGAAGTTAACGAACAAAATGATAGTGATAAGAGTCACACTCGTTAAGTTAAAATCTCCCACTACCTCCTCCTATACCGTGTTTGCTTTCTTCAGTATTGTCACAGTACGAAACGTGGCATGAAGCGCATATGCCTGTTAATGAGCGATTTACAGCCCATGTAGCCGCAGCTGCAACAATGAATCCCACGCCTCCTGGTAATGCTAAAGCCAAGCCAGTAGCTGCCGTTAATCCCCCAACAATGCCACCTCTTACAATGTCACCGCCACATGCTTTATCGCTATCCCATGCGTTGCCAGACCCTGTTGCTGCTCCAGTTCCTATGATTACTCCTGGTCCCACTGCCATTGGGGATGAGCTCGCTAACTGCAAACCTTTTTGTGAAAATTTCTCATTGAACGATCCAATAAAAATTGGAGCTTCGTAGCCGATGGTTTTTACTCGAAATGGCAGCACTGCCTCACCAGAGTCAAATGAAATGTTCTGCATCAAGGATTTATACCTTTCTTTTGCTGAGTTTGCAGAATTATCGTCAGCGATCACCAGCTTTGTGAATATTCTATAGAACCGGACGTTCTCTTGTGAAAGGAAATGTACACGGCGAGAGAAGGCTAATTTAAATTTGCTTTCGCCCTGTACCTTTTTCACCTTCCCCTTTTGTGTGGAAACGTAAATAGGGGATTGAGTTAGGTTAATAACTTGGTCAAATACAGTCCCGGTTACACAATACTCATACCCAGCCGCACTCAAGTTCTTATCGTTCTTCCAGCCGGCATGAGATAAATTACAAAGCTCATTATTAAAAGCGTCTGCTCCGGCGTAACTGTTAAAGCTACACATTGATAAAACGAATAAAATTCCAACGTATTTTTTGTAAGACCCCAC